TTATTATATATAATGTTGTTAATTCCAATACAACTATTGCTTATTGATTAATATACCATAGTAAAACAATGATGTCAATAATTATTCAGAAAGGACGGTGATGCCTATTGAAAGACAACTTTGACACCTTAGATAGCCTATGGCTAACCTTCACGGATGACGCAGAGTTGCTAGGCCTCCTAGTAGATACCACAGGACTCACCGCAGATGAAATCATGGCAGCCAAGGATGCCAATGTACGTCGTGCGACCTCCGATGCCACGCTCATAGATGTGACTGAGTTGCCCTTCGTTGACCTCAGTTTCATCGAATCTCACAGCATCACAGGTAATTACCTAATGAACAGAGAGTCCATCGAGATCAACATATACAGTGCTAATTACTATGGTGCAAGTCAGGTATTCAAGTGCGTTCATAGGTTATTGAAGACACTCCCTGATGCCCAGATAGTACATAGTGGTCAGAGGTCAACTGCGTTGCAAGGAGTATATTGTTACTCCCTTCGCATCAAACAATTCGTAGAGTCTTAGGACACCACGGTTCCATTGGGAATTCGTAGGTGTCCTTTGTCATGCGAGTGAAACGAACATGCCCACGGTAGGGCATAGATTAAACAAAGAAAGAGGTAGGTTACATGGCTTTACCAACAGGAAATACAGCCTTAGCAATCACTGGGGTTGGCTCAGGAATGCTCATTAGTACAGCAGGTGACATCGTAGAAATCATCAAAGGACAAGACCTTAGTTTATCTTTAACATCCACTGATGAAAAGATTTACGGTGGGGACTCATTATATCCAATATTTTCCTTTGTTAAAGAGAAGGGCGGCAAAGTCACGATTTCAGACGCGACGTTCTATCTCAACCAACTAAAGGTGACACAGAATGCCACTGTTAACACTACGACTGCTAAGAAATATGTCAGAGAAGAAATCGTAGTATCCGCAGCAACCGCAGCAACACTTGCGAATGTCACTGGGGTAGACTATACATCCATTGTTTGCTACAACAAATCCACAGGTGTCGGTGTAACTAATGTTGGCGTGGGGACTCCTACGACTGCAGTACAATTCAAGGGAACAGCATTGGGAGCCATTACATTCGGTTTGGCTGTCACTGGAACCTATGTATTCTCATACTATGTCACTGATGCTACGGCAACTGCGAGTGCTACAGTGGCAACTAACTTACTACCAGTGAACAGTGAGTTACGTTGGAAATTAGTGACTCAAGATTTATCAGGCAACAGCTATGAGATCAACCTTCGTGCTAAGAATGTACGGACATCGGGGAGTTTCAACATGGACTTCAAACGAGGTACAGCTAGTGTATCTAAGCTAGAATTCGAGATTCTACAACCCACCGATGGAAGCACTGACTTCGTAGAGGTATCTGTGACAGACATCTAGTAGCATTGGAGGGCGAAAGCCTTCCTTTGTTTCTCTAAGAATTTATCAAAGAATAAGTCTTTAGAAAAGCAAAGAATAATGGAGGTTACACAGTGGCAACAGACAGCAGAACAGAGGAATACAAAGGAACCTTGGAATACGTATTAGACAAAGACACCAAAAATAAGCACTACGTCCACCCAATGGTATCCAAAGACTATGCAAAGGTACAGACATTGTTTACTAAGATTAACATTGAACACATCATTGATAATTACCCTAGTGTAACATTAGATAGCGATGGAAACATTGTAACTAATGAATCTGGTGAGGAAATCATTGATACTACAAAATATGAGGCTATGCAAGAACTACTCGAATATGCCTTGCAAGAACCATGGAAGATTACAGAGACATGGATTACTGTTCGTCAAATCGAAGAAGTTATATTTATGTTCCAAGGAGTCAGTGGATTACTTGTAAAAAAGCGGGAAATGCAGAGGGAACTTTTGAATTTTGGGTTCTCTGTGCAAGTCTAGCTCAGAACACTAGTTTAACACCAAATGACATAGGCAAGCTAACAATCCCTCAGATTGAACAACTGTTTGATGGTTTCGCAGAGAATAACAAAGAGTCATCCACCGACAAACCAAGCAAACCACTAGAAGGTAAGGATGCCGTAGATGCACTGAGAAACATGGGTATGCTGAAGTAAAGGAGGTAAACAATGGCAGATACAACGGGAATCATATCTTCTAAGATAGTTATAGATGCAACCCAGGCTAAACAAGAGTTCCAAACCCTATCACAGCAAATGAAGGAACTAAAAGTAGCCCATGAAAAATCGATGTCCCCAAGCAACAATGGTTCTGCGATGTTCCAAGGTGCCATGCAGTCAACCAAGGACTTACAAGGTCAAATCGTTGAACTTACTGGTGCCTTACAGAGACTTAGAACCATGCAGAATACTGGGACATCCAAAGATACATTCATAGATAGCCAAACTAAAGCTATGGAACAACAAGCCATAGCAACACAGAAGTCCACAGAAGCTATTCGTAAGTGGAACCAAGAGTTACAGAATGCCAAAGTAGCTCAGGCATCCAAGGCTGAAACTGAGTGGGCACAGATGAAAGCATCGTATAAGCCTGACCGATCTGTAGTTGATCCTAACAACATTGCGCAGCTTAGGGAACAGTTTGCACTAAGACAAAGCATTAGTGAAGCCACAGAACGTACCAATGTTAAAGCCATTGCTGATGCAGAGAAGTTGGCATTGGCTAATTCTAAGGTTAACTCAGCGGGACTTCAGGAACAAATGAAACCGCAGTCATTCCAAGGCTACGCACAACAAGTCAAAGCAGCACAGACACACGTAGAGTCAATGCACCAAGCTATGGTAAAGCTGGACACAGAGCAAAACAGAGTTAACTTTGCAAAAGCCAAAGATGGACTTCAGGCTGCCGATGCTGCTATGCAGAAATTCAGTGCAGACATGGGAATTGGTGCAGAAAAGGCAAGCTACCTTGGATCATTCATGCAAAAATTCCGCAGTCATTTCAACTGGATGCTTAGTGGCATGGTACTCAATGCATTCATAAGTATACCCTCGGAGTATATAAAAACTCTCAGCGAAATCGAAGTTGGTATGGCAGGCATAGCGCAGGTACTCCCCGATGTTCATGGGAATCAAACTGCGTTAAACCAAGTATCAAGGGAATTCGTAGGCATCGCACAGCAATACGGGGAAGCCGTCAGTGGAGTCATTGAAGCTGGGAAACTCTGGGGACGCGCGTACAAGGACATCCCTACACTCATGGCATTCACCTCGGCATCGGCAAAACTCGCCATCGCGGATAACTTTGGACTAGCTGAGTCTAACAAGGCACTCGAAGCTACCCTAGCACAATATGAATGGAGAGCAAAGACTGCAGCAGAAGCCACAGCATACTCAATGCGTGTTGTAGATACATGGACAAACGTAGCTCACAATGCTCAAATCTCAGCGCAAGACCTTGCACAAGCCAATGAACGTACCGCAGGAGTAGCTAGGATGGTCGGTGTTGAATTTGAGTTTCTTCAAGCACTAGTCGCTGCTGGCGTAAGAAACACTGGACGCAGCGGCGCAGAAATTGGGAATACACTAAAGACTGTCTTCGGATCAATTCACAGTGATAAGGCAGTAGGAGAAATAGAAGCCATAGGGGTTGCTATGAAAACCACGGCTGACGATGGAACTCAGAAATGGCGCAAGGTACAAGATGTTCTCGTTGATCTAGCTATAGCCACCAGAGCAACAACCAAGGATGTCGAAGGATTATTCAAGGCAAGTGCTGGTGGGAAGTTCCAGTGGGCAAAGTTCTCCTCAATGATGGACTATGACGAACTTATAAAAGTCTATGGACTGGCAGTGAATTCCGCAGGTGTCACAGAGAAACAAATAGGGATGCAAATGGATACCATATCCAGAAAATCAAAGCAACTTATGGCTACCATAGATGGTCTTGTGACAAACTCTGGTGGCGGTATTTCCTCAGCCATCAAAGCACTCATAGGTGAAGCAACAAATTTCATCAATGTTCTCAATAATATCCCCGCTAGTACTGTAAACACAGTATCCTCGTTAGCCCATGCTACTATAGCCATCTATGCTATGGTTAGGGGATACAAAGCCATCATAGCATTAACAGCAATATACAGTGGCTCTTTGGCTGCCAATACAGCGTCGGAAACTCTTAGTTCAGGAGCAAAGATATCCAATGCTATGGCACAAGGTGCAAAGACTGCAGCAACTGGCATCAATACGATGGCAGTCAATGTTAATACAATGTCACTGCGAGCTAATGCTATGGCTACCACTGTATCTACTGGAGGTCTTAATCTTCTCATAGCTGCACTCATAGCAGGAGCGTTGGCAATGGATGGGTATTCAATGGCTACTGGGGGAGCAATGTCTTCTCTTGATGATCTTGGAAAGTCTCAGGATTCATTGAACAAAATGGAAGAAGAAGTAGGCATCAAGGAAAACCTAGTCCAATCTCTGAAGCAGAGATATGACTATGTTGACACGCTAACCAATGCACACGCAAAGCTAACATCGGCACTCGCTGACGAATCAGTGGGGTCAAGGGAATACAATAAAATACAAAAGTCACTAGGTGCTACTCAGGAAGAACTTGCAAAAATCGTTGGTGTATCCACTAATGACATAGTTCAAGATGGCGAGCTTAGGATGGACTTAATTAATCAAGAGAAAGACAATATGGAAAACAAAGGAAGCGACATTAGAACAGAGATTGGTAATCTTAGAAAAGCTCAGGTCGCATTCACTAACACAGCCATTGAGCAATCACAGGCTCGCATCAATGCACTGCAGAATGAGACAGAATCGTGGGGTTGGTTATCCAGGGCACAACAATGGGCTATGGATCAATATGCAGGAATATTAGATATCAAGATAAAAGCACAGGACACCATAGCATCTGTGTTACCTGCTGGTTTTGTTGACAACAGAGCACAAGACATAGTAAAAGCAGAGCGTGAACGTGTTAGAAACTGGAAACCACCAGATGTTACCAATGAAATCAATGCTGCTTCAGCAAAGATTGCTGAGTTAAAACTAAAGCAAGCCACGACCGCATTGGCTAACATTGATTATGACACGACAAATCGCGGAGCAACTACGAAGGACAAAGAAGAGAAGCCCAACCACACCAAGGTAGAACCCACGACACCCACGGACAACACAGAACCAACACAGAACAAACAAAGTCTCCTTGCATTAAAACAAAGAGACGAAGCAATAACCTTGGCACTCAAAGAAGCCAATAATGACTATGCAATAGCATTAGACAAAGTTTCAACAGAGGAAAACATCCACGGCACTAGCATTGAAACCACGAATGCCAAACGCCAAGCACAGTTAGACTTAGTAACTAAGCTGAACTCACAGAATATCCTAGCTGCTAACACTGCATCTATGGCAGAACAAGAGAATAATCTAAGGTGGAAGCTAGGACAGTCAGGACTTCTCGGCAATGACTTTGCATCCCTCAATGCCAATGAACAGAAGTATCAACTAGGATACAACACAAATCTCAAAGGTAACGAGGATTACGATGCATGGACTAAGGTAACTCAGTCACTCTCAGATTCAAAAGGGTCACCACAGGACTCCCTAGTTCAACTAGAGAATGATCTACGCTGGCAATTGTCTCAACAAAAGGACACTAAGGACGCTAAGGGCACACAGATATTCAATGGTGAATATGATAAACTAGGAGTCAAAGGTCAACATAAGGTACTAAGGAATAACTCCGAAGCATTGAAGGAAGACAAAGCAATATCAGATATCTATTCAATGTGGATCAAGGTCAATGAAGCACTCTCATCGAATAACAAGGAAATATCAAAGTACAACGCTGAGATGTCCAAGGTTGCCGTTGCAGGGTATGACAGTCCTTCACAGGTAAACCAAAGAAAGTCTGAGGATCTGGATAGACAGCAGAAGCTAGGGAATGCGGGGAAACCCAAGGATGCCGAAGCTAAGTATCAAGATGAGCTAAAGTATGCACAGCTACACAGGGAAGTAGAACAGAGTAACCTAGACAATACCACAGCTGAGTATGAGAAAGCTAAGTTGGCATGGAAGGAGACTTTGGATTCCAACAATGCTGAGGACAGGGAACGTGCTAGGGTTGCTATGGATATCCTGCAAACACAGAAGGACAAGGAAGTCCTCATCATCGCAGAGTCTGACAAGAAAATCAAAGCATTGTCAGATGATAAATTCAAGACACTTAAAGATGACCTCTATGACTTCACTGAATCTCTACTTATTGAGGGCAACAAGTGGAACGATGTGGTCAAGGGACTCATCAAGACCATGGCACAGGAAGCACTGAAATCCATAGTCTCAGGGAAGCCAGTGGAAGGCAATGGGCTCCTAAGTCAACTCATGGGGTTAATACCGACAGGCAAAAGTGCAGCTAAGGCATCTGTAGGTAATGCAGGAATATCTACGGCTACAATGGCAAAAGCAGCTACCTCCAATTCCATTATAGACTGGTTTAAGTTAGTGCCCAATGCTGATGGTGGTGTCTACGATAAGCCTACGCCTGCACTCATAGGTGAAACTGGTGACAAGGAAGCTGTGATTAATCTTGGTAAACTTCAGAAGGGCGATGCTAGACAACAAGGGCTTCTGCGATATGCCAATGCACATAGTGGAACCCAAGTCACTGCCTCGGTCAAAGCATCGACAGTAGCCAAGGCAGAGTCTATGTCCCAAGCATCATCGGTGTCTAGAGAGCATATAAGCGAACTACAAAAATCCAATGCTATTCAAAGTAAACAACTGCAGGTTATGTCATTCATCGCACAACAGAACGCCAATGGTGGCAAAGGGCAAACAATGCAACCCATAGTAATGCAACAGGCACAGTCAGATGAACAAATGTACGCACAGTTACAACGTATCCAAAGTATGTACCCATAGACGCAACAAAGGAGCCTTCTACGGCTCCTCTTTGAGTTTACTTATTTCATCCATCGTATTACTTTTGACATCTTTGATTCTACTCATTATAGCTGAGAGAACATCCTTTGGCAAATAGTTCCCACTGGCTTTAGGGTGTAAGTCCCTAAGCTGTGGAATCTCAGACCATCCATCGACTTTACTTACAAATTCTTTGTTATGCTCATAGTGCATAGCCATGACAACCCCAAGTATATGAAATGGCAAAGCAATGTCTTTCAGTGAATTTGTCACTGGTTTCATTGTCTCGTCCATGCGATAGTCTAAAGAGAATCTTTGGAATTTATTCTCGGCATTAACATTGGACTTCTTGAAATCATCATAGCCATCAAGGTGGTTCATTACATCTGCGTACGCCATATACACATCGCTGGCATCGGAGTACCTGCTCGCCTCTGCAGTGCCAAAGATTCCCATGACTAACACAAGGACTACTATGAATTTCTTCACTCCTATCAGCTCCTTTGGCAACATTGTACTACATTGAGTCACTGGTGTCAAGGAAATACAGTGAATTGCCATGAGAATGCGTAGGAAGCCCGTGGTGAGTATTTAGGTAATTACTAAGGTTACCTATAGTGGTCTAGTAATAACTTTGAACACAATGGATATACGGAGGTCGATTTATTGGATACTAGGAAATATATTGGAATTAACTACGAATTCAACGGACGCACCCTGCTCAGCGCAGATTGTCTTGGGCTTATATCATTGATATTCGAGGACAATCACTGGTTGCCACATTGGGACGACTTTAGACCCATAGAGAAGGGATGGTACATCAAAGAACCCTATAGGATGCTAAGATTCCTATGTAAAAACTTTATAACTGTGAGAAACATGGAAGACCTAGTACCCAATGACCTCCTATATTTTAACATAGGTGGCGAAGGGCATCTAGGTCTTTTCTTAGAATATGGGCGATGCCTCACAACGTTTCCACCAACGGAGAAACAATGGGACGGCACAGTCATCCCAAGCAGGTCAATGATTATACATAAGCAACAATGGAGTCAGGGTTTCATCTCTGGATTCCGTAGGAGGTAACAGTGGATAGTTTTACATGGATACCCAGTGACACAACGAAGCCAAAAGTGACTGCATTGAATAGACGGGTAGAGTACGAAGCTGGCAATGAAGATATTCAGAGAATTGCAGTGAACCCTAAGAAGACATGGGAGTACACGTACAAAGGAGTTATGGCAACCCATGATGAGCTACAGGCATTCTTCGAGTCACACTGTAATGGTCAGCAGTTCCTATGGACGGACATTGGTGGCACTCAGCATACAGTAACCTTCGCCACAGATGACTTTGCGCCTACGGAACAGCTTGGGTGGGACGAAGATGGCTATGGAGCCAAGGGATTCAATGTTACCCTAACCTTCCGCAAAGTGTGGACACCATGATAACACTAGATACAACACTGACAACCATGAAGGAATCCTCGGATCCATTCTTTGTAGAACTTTATGTCCTTAGTCTTGTCAGTGGAGAACTCTACTTCACATCGGCAGATGTAGACATTCAATACTTCATCCCTGGAACATCGACAGTGGTGACATACATCGCACAGCCACTGGAACGCGGTGAGATCAAGGCATCAGTGGATTCGAGGGTAGACTCATGTTCCATCACGATATCCGATGTTACCAACGAGTTCCTAAGTGCTCTCTTTGAATCCTTCGATTTTAGGGGCAGCAATGTGGATATCTACGAAATAGCATATCCAGGGAGTCTAGGTAATTCCAATGCGTATACTCAGATGTTTGCAGGTTACATCGATGCCCCGTCCTTAGATTGTTCCAAAGCAACCTTCAGTGCGACGCTAAAAGCGAGATCACCCAACCTTGAAACCTACAGAACGGTCAGTGCAACCTGCAATGCGTGGTTCGGTGATGCCGATGAATGCGGTGTAACACAGGCAACAAAGACAACCACGGTGGGCACAGGATCAACACAGGTTACATTGTACTCCACAGCCATCACAGAGACAGCGAATTACTGGAAGTCTGGGGTATGCACGATAGGTTTTGAATCTAAGAAAATCATAGCATCCACAGTCGGCAGTGTAACCGTGGAATACCCATTTTACTCTGTGCCAAGCGTAGGGTTGAACTTTAATATATCATCGGGTTGTGACAAGACTGCCACTGATTGTAAAAAATGGAATAACCTGACATCATTCTCGGGCTTCCCAGCAGTCGTCTTCGAATATAGTGTAAAAACCTAGGAGGTGACTTAAAATTTCCAAAAACACGGGCAAGACAATTTTCACCCTAGCAGCCATAGCATTCGGTGGTGGCTGGGTAGGTGGTATGGGAGTCCTCGGTGGTGGCACAGCACTCTCGGGCGCATTGTACGGTCTTAGCCTCGCAAGCACCATATGGTCTGCCCTGCATCCCACGAAAGCCACGTACAACTTCGATGCTACCCAGAACGTAGTATCCGAAGATTCAATGATCCCAGTCATCTACGGCACTCGCAAATTCGGTGGTGTTCAAACTAATGCATTCACTGACTCCACTGGGCAAACGCAATCCAAGGACATCATCGTATCCGAAGGACCCATCTCAGGAGTCTCTGGGGTAACCGCGAATTGCCTACTCATCACTGAGGGAGCCATATTCTCCCTTAGTAACAATGTTCACAGCGATGCTACGGTCTACGTGTATAAAACCAATTCACCCACGGCAGACGATAAGAGACTTGTGCTGTACGCAGGGGGAACAACGGTCAACATAAACCTCCAAGGCAGCGGTGATATATCCACAGACCAGTCCAATGATTTCTCATGTAGTACATTGAAGCTAATGCAACACATTGAGCAACTTGGCAATGGTTGGGTCATCACAAATAACGCAGGGGTAGACAACTCTCCCCAAGGTATCAGCGACATCAAAGGCATTACAAGTTCCACGTATCACCCTGCTACTACAGTGTCTTCTGGCGGTGGCAACAATGGCAACGGTGGATCATCTACGACAACTACTACGACAGTCGCTGCATACTACACTTACACCTATGGTTCAGTGGCTTGCTATAATTCACCAGTGGATTTCCAGATGCCTGGGTTATCAGGGTCATCCTATGAATTCCACAGTGGCAGTGCTACACAGACTCCTCCGACTAACTATGCCACTGTGGGTTCCTATAAGAACTGTGCATACATAAGATCACACCTAGCTATATCATCGACGTTACAGGGGTCTAACCCTACGATAGCGGCGATTGTGCGGGGGAGACTCGTGTATGATCCAAGGACTGGAACCACGGCATACAGTGAAAATCCGTCCTTATGTCTCCTGGATTACATAGTAAACAAAAGATTCGGTATGGGTCGCTGGTTAACCTATGATAACCTCGACATCGATAGTTTCATTGAAGTCGCTGATTACTGTGACGAAACTGTGACATACCTAGATGCCTATGGAAATACAGTGTCAGAACCAAGGTACCGCCTTAACATTGTCCTCGCAGAGAAACGGAAGAATATACAGAATGTCCAAGCGATCCTTGCAGTCTTTGCAGGGTTCCTTGTTTTTTCTGGGGACAAACTAAGCCTTCGCGTAGAGAAACAGGAGTCCATCAGTTATTCCTTTGACCCAAGCAACATCAAGAAGGACTCAGTGAAGTTTGAACAGACTGACCTTGAATCATCACCAAATCGGTACAACATCACCTACTATGATCCTGCGCAGAATTGGGTAGGCATCAAGGTTAAAGTCGAGGACACCGCAGACCAGCACCAGCGTGGCGTAGTAATACCCAAGGATGTAGACCTCCAAGGTTGTATACACCAAGGGCAAGCACTTCGCCTAGGGCGCATCTACAAAGCATTGAATCGCCTATGCCCAAACATCGTTACATTCTCCACTGGTACCTCAGCACTCCATCTACAACCAGGGGACATCATTGAATTTACCTATAGAGTTCTGTCGAAAATGCCAATGCGTATCCTTCAGATCAGCCAGAACAAAGGCATTTGGACAATCAAGGCACAGCAGTATAACCTCAGTATTTATGATGATGCACTGGGCTCCTCCATCAGCGTTGGTAACTATGTACAAGTCGCGAACCCCTTTGGTGACGTAGTGCCCGATGTTACTTCCATCACACTGACACAGGAGTACTATGTGGACAAGGATGGAACTACGGTCAGTAACCTCAACGGCACCGCAGTACTCCCTAGTTATTCCTTCACTCGCAATGTGCATGTGCAGTACTCCACGGATGACGGTGGTTCATGGGTCAACTACGGTACAACCACGGACGGCAACTTCGTTATTTCCAATGCAAAGACACTGACGACGTATTTAGTGAAACTCATTGTAGAAAACAGCGTAGGTCGTAAGTCCACAGGACTCACCTCGGATGCCATATATATCACAGGGAAGGACGCTAATCCCTCAGACGTTCCGCTGATGACACTAACTCAAAGTTCATCCTCAATCATCGTTAATATAACCAAAGTATCCGATGTTGACTTGAATCACTATGAACTGAGGTACGGGGTAACATGGGAGAAATCCATAGTCATCCAGAAATTCATCGGAATCCAGATCATCATTGATGCACCTTGTAATGGAACTTTGACATACTGGGTTAAGGCTGTGGACAACTCAGGAAATTACTCTACGGATGCTACGCAGGCAACAGTAAACATCATAGGGCTTGCAGAGAAGAACCTTATGGTCACCTCATCGCCAGCATTGGATACATGGACTGTCACAGATATGTACCTTGACCGCAATGGAAAATACCGTATACGTTCCACGAAGACTTTGGCTGACTACACGTACTTCGCAGACATCTTTGGGAGCACAGCAACCTACGTCTCCGATGCGAGCATAATTCTCCCAGTGATTGACCTTGGGGTAGGAGTCCTTGATGCTTCATGCTATTACACTGCAGGCAATGGGTCAGTCAAGTTTCACACAGTGCAGAAGCTAAGTGACTATGGATACTTTAGTGACATCTTCGGAACTGCGGTAACATATGTACAACCCACATACCTCAAGGAAACATTCATGGCTGTCACTGTAGACTATACAACCATAGGATTGGCATCGGTGTCAACGTATTACCAATCGTCAGTCGATGGAATCACATGGACAGCATTGACACCATATAGTGGCTCACAATTCTACGGGCGTTATCTACGGATGACATTGTACCCTGTGTCCAACGGTGGTCAGGTGTACATCAAAGGAGCCACTGTAACCATAGATGTCCCAGATGTCGAGGAGCTTCATACGAATATTGCAGTGGCATCCACTGGAACCACAGTGGCACTCACTAGCAACTTCACTGTCATCGACAGTTACGAAGCATATACAACGAATGCCAGTGGTTTGCAATGTTCAAACATGGTAACCATCGCAGGAGATCTGCGTAGTCTCACTGTTCACATCTATGACAGCACTGGAACTGCGATTGCAGGGAAACTACAAAAGGTATTAATAAGGGGGTACTAAGGCATGGCAGAAATTCTCACACTCACCAACGATCCCACGGAAGCCATAGACTTACTAAACTATCACACGCATGGCACAGGACAAATCGGAGGTGTCATAAATACCAATGGACTCGCAGATGCCAGTGTGTCCACAGCAAAGATTGTAGACAACTCAGTGACAACAGCGAAACTCGCAGATGCTTCAGTAACCACAGCAAAACTCAGCACAGACTTGGCTACTGCAATAAACAGCGCAGGAAGTGGAGGTGTTCCAGGACTCACAGGGTACGTCGCAGATGGTCTAAGAGTAGCATCGGTGAATGCGCTGAATGCCGTGATAAGTACGGGTAGAGCGTCGATAGCTGAGACGATACAGAAGGTTACATCGGCAACTACGGTGGCGTTGGATGCCAGAGAAGTTTCACTGATATATGCAGGGTACAATTCCACAGGTATTCCAACGATTGCTAAGGTTAACGCAGTGTCCCCTACGACATTCATTGACAATAACACTGTAGGCATGTGGATCTTCAATAAAACCACAGGTGGCGCAGTGATTCCTAATTCTGCCGTGGGTGTATCATCATTGGCTGTGGCGAACAATTTGAATCCCTCTGGTGGCGTGGCATCAGTCGATGGATGGAATGATTACTCACTGAAACTCGATGGTTCATCTGGGGATTTTTACAGTGATAATGCTACGAATATTCCCATAGGCGCAGCGCTTCGTGAATTTTCGGTGCAATACACAGTGTACAATGTTGCGGTGCTTCAGTGCATCATGGGCATGGGAACCTCTGGGTATGCCATAAATCTTTACCATGATGCATCTGGGGTATTGACGGTACTCGCAGGTTCCACAGCATATTCCACATCATTCACTGTATCCGCAGGACAAACCTACGTATTCACACTGCAATACGATGGAGCCAATGTGACAGTGTTAGTCAATGGTACCCAGATATACAAAGTAGCCGTAGTACTTGCCACAGTTGCCAGTGTGTTCTACGTAGGTCGTCTATCACACACGGCATCACAGTATTCCTATGGAGTATTCCATTGGTGCGAAGTGAGAAACAAGGTAAGGGCACAGGCAACCATCGGAGCCATGGCAAATTCCCTGATGCTTCCATGCTTCTATACCAAGTCCTCCGCAGTAGTTCCCACAGTACCTTCCGCATATGCGTCGACTTACCACGAATACCTATTCAATGAAACCTCTGGAACATCCGTGGCTGACAGCAATACGACTTCGGCACTCACAGGGACAGCTACGAATACCACGGTTGGCACTAGCGACATAGGGCTGACAGCGAGTAGGGTGTTTAGTTCTGCGAGTTCCTACGTGAACCTTGGTAGTTTTGCGTGTGCGTCTACGTTTAGTTATGTTGGTGTTGTGTACTTGACTAGCTATGCTAATACCCCTATACTTTGGAGCAACCAAACAAGCGTGTCCGTTGGGTGTACTATATATATTAATAGTTCAGGGTTTATTTGCTTTCAAGTAGCTGGAACGGTTGTAACACTAGGTACTACTGCATTAGGCTTGAATGTGCCAATATTTATAGGTTTAGCAATTAATGGAACTAGCGCCTCTTTCTACCAGAATACACCTTACAAATCCCTACAGGCAAGTATAACATCGCCTAACACCACATCTGGAGTGGCTTATTTAGGCTTATATCCTACATCTGGGGCTAACTATATACAAGGTAAACTTCTCTACACCATGTTCGTCAACGCAGAACTATCCCAAGCAGACATTGACTACTACTACACCCAACTAATGGTCACTGGCAGACGTAGCATAATCGACGATGTACTGCCGACGAACAGTGTTGCCTTGGCTTTTGCTAGGACAAATTCTACGAATGTCATTGAGTACAATGATACTGACTATGGTTATGGACGTAGGGAAAAGGCTGTCGGTGGTAATCGCAAGGTATTCTTGGGGTGGAAGTATTTTAGTGGGACAACTACATTGACTTGGGATAACCCTTTTAAGACAAGGAAAATTAAGGCTTACTACACTTGGGCGCAGGATGCCAATGGAACCAACGAATCGGATATCAGCCCTGAGTTTGCCAGTGGTACAACTTATGGAGTTAGAAACATTGACACATCGGTTAATAGACTTAGTGTACTAGTAGGTGCAAGTGGTGCCTGTAATTCCAACGGTGCATGGCAAACCTCGGGCTATATCGGCTGTTACGCAGAAGTACTAGAAGACTACAAAGGAGTGTAACTATGTACTACAACGTAACGACTAAAGAACTAACCTCGTCCCCTCCATGGGGCAACCACTACTATGACCCCGATGTACTCGCAGAATTATACAGCGAATGGTCAGAGGTGGCAGAGGGTTACGTGCCCACCATTGTACTCACCAAGGCTCAAAAGTATGCCGTGGTGAATGCCAAGTATTCCGCCGTAGAACAAGGGCTCCTCAATGCCATACAAATCTCAGATGCCCTTGGGCTGTCCGTAGTGGCACTAAAAGCTAAAGTCCTCGCCAACAAAGCATCATGGAAGGCAGAGTTGCTCACAGTAAAATAAGGAGGCACCAATGAACTACATAGCAAATGCACTCAAGGGCAACATGGGAATCTGTGTTGTCCTTTACCTATGCCTAGGAATCACTGAGCAACTATGCAATGGCTACTTTGGTACCCATTATTCCATCCCTGACCTATCTAGTATATTCGGTGTAGTCTTCGCAAAACTCAGTGTAGACCATGGAGTCAATAGTCTCCTAAATTCACCCAAAGGAGAGATGCCAGGATGAACCCACAGTTCACCAACGCTAACCCATGCCAATCAGAGACAGACCTTGTGTGTGCTGCGGAGCTAAGGGGTCGCCATGAGCAACAACTTAGTGGTCTAGAGAGGGGTCAGATGGAGCACAGAGCATCCTTAGAGAAAGGTCAGGAGAATCTACGGCAAGACGTAGGCGATCTCAGAAAGGACATTAAGGATGTCATGGTCGTCATTGGTAAAAACATTGATGAGAACCACAAAGCACTCATGGCATCCAATGCGAACACAGACACTAAGATTGATGCCATGGGTACTAAGATTGTCAATGTCTCCCTAGATGTCGCAAAGCTACAAGAAGCATCTGAGGGACACGACGATTCCATCAAAGAGTTGCGCAGTTATATCATCGGTATCATCGTCGCATTCATCTCAGGAGTTATTGGTTTTGTCACATGGCTTGCAGAGAAATATCCTATACATTTTGGAGGTAACTAAGATGAACAAAGTAACACTCAGCGACTTAAAGGAACTTGCACAGAATGCACAGGGTAACATTAGCCACCTATATTTGCATTGGTCTGCAGGGCATTACACTAGCTACTTCGATGACTACCACGTAAACATTGCAGGCGACGGTAGCATCTATGTATCCTGTGAGTCCCTAGAGGAACATAAGTCTCATACGTACATGCGCAACACTGGTGCCGTGGGAATTGCCTTGGCTTGCTGTGCAGGTGCCACATCGGATAACCTTGGCACCGAGCCACCTACGGATGCACAGATTGAAACCATGGCACAGGTCATTGCAGTGCTGTGTGAAGGTCTTGGATTACCCATAGACGTTGCACATGTGCAGACCCACGGTGAAGCAGGGGATAACATAGACGGTCTTAGCACCTATGCACCCTACGGACAAAACACCACGTGTGAGCGATGGGACTTGGCAATCCTGAAAAACGGTGATACATGGTCTAGCGGTGGCGATACCCTGCGTGGCAAGGCAATATACTATGAAAATCAAGGAGGTTGTTAACATGGAAGAAACATTGGCAGCAGTAGAAGTCCCAGTGGTGGTCACAGAAGTTCCCGTGGTTCCTGTGGTGGTGTCTGAGTTAGACAAATGGAAGGCATTGTTAGCCTCAGCAAAGTCCTTGGCAGGCGATGAGGAAACTCAGGAAGTCGCAGTAATCAAAGCTAAGGTGGATGCATTAGAAGCCGAGGTTATTGCCAAGGAAGTTGCACTGGATGCTGAGATTGAAACAGTGGAATCTGAGGTGGTTACAGGTGTAGCTGTGTTAAAAACTCAGTATGGCACAGTAATCCATAATGCCTTAAACACCATCGGAATTGCAGTGGTGTTACTGAAACTATTCGGTATCATCTAAGGAGGTAAACTATGACTATTCTAAAGCTGTACTGGAAATACATCGCAACATTGATCCTAGGAATTGCGTTGGGTGCCTATGTCACCTATGTATACTTTCCTCGCATTGTAACCAAAGAATGTACTAAGATTGAAACCCAAGTTGTAACTCAGGTAGAAACCAAGGAAGTAACCTCGGTGGGCTACGTCCCCAAGACTTCCAAAGCAGACGCAGATGTCGAAGTCACCCGTGCTCCCAATGTTGTCACCGTGTCGGTCAACGGAACCGTCACAGAGTTGCCAGTGGTGCAGGGTGAAACTCAGAAATTCGAGGAAGGCAAGGTAGTCTTAGAGCAAACTGGGAGCGTCAAGGTAGACGTAACTGCACAGGTCAAACAACAGGTCACCGATGGCATCAATGATGCATTCAAGGCAGAGCAGAAGAAACCTAAGATCAGGGTGGGTGCTGAGGGTGCTGTAGACGACAAAGGTAGCGTCGATGGTAACCTTCGTATCTCACGGCAGTCTCAGAAGTACGATGTTGATCTGAGGATTAACAAAAATCGCCAAGTCATTAGTGGAACATTGTGGTTCTAACATTGGGTCACTCAAGGATAAAACTTTGAGTGACCCAATTTTCTTCGTTTATACCCTTGACACAAGTTGTGTCCATGTGGTACTATTGGCACATAGGAAATGCAAAGGAGGAAACTAAGGATGGTCATGGTAACTACAGAACGCAAGGGACTCATCGTGGATGTACGAGGAAGGTGCTTAGGATGGACTTTGTAATACAATGGGTCAAAGTATTAACAGCAATGATAGTCGTGGGGTCTTGTGCAGGAGTACTCCGTAGTATCATTGCTAATCACACTGTTAATACAAGGAGGAAACTAAGATGATACAATGTAAACCGTTCATATGCCAATGGTGTAACAGTAAGATTCATGGGACGCTCATAGGAAAGACCTGGGTATGCCGATGCAATGTCTGTCAGGATTCGTGGGAGGTCAAGGAGGAATTACAATGAGTAACAAAGTATTTCAACATAGTCTACATAGGGAGCTATGGCAATGGCTCAGTGATAACCCAGAGAAGGACAAGTATCAATGGATACAGTGGCGTAGTAATGATGGTACAGTGGAAGATATTCCTGGAGATTGCTTTGCTTGTAACTATGGCAATGGATGCAGAGAATGCCCATTAGAACATACTCATGTAGAGTTAAGATGCCTTGGTGGTACATATGAACGATGGGAGCAGAATGAGGGAAATCCACAGGAACGCACAAGGTTAGCCCTAGTTATTCGAGATTTACCAGTGAAGGACGGAGTTGTCTGTGAATAGGCGAAGTATGCCTTGATTGGACACAAGTTGTGTCGGAGGAGGTAACAATGATGTTCTTGGATTACTTTAATAACCCAGAGGATTACATCGCACAATCAGTGGGTTAACTATGTCTACTTTGGACACAAAGTGTGTCAAGGGATAAGGAGGAGGAATACATATGAATAACTTAATTAACATCAATGAAAATGGACAATGTACCGCTAGGGAGTTATATGAATTCTTAGAACTAGCACCAAGTCAATTCGCAAGATGGTCTAAGTCAAACATAACAAGCAATGCTTTTGCTGAGGAAAACAAAGACTTCATACGGTTCGACATCTATGTCGAGGGTAACAAAACATCTGACTATAAGCTATCTCCAGAATTCGCCAAGAAGATATGTATGACATCTGCGACTAACCGCGGTGAGCAAGCTAGGAATTACTTCATAGAAATCGAGAAGAAATACAATGGACAATCTCAAACTACCAAGGCACTACCACAGGTCGAGGTTGACCTCATAGCAGCTAAGTACGCCAGTGAAATACTTAGACCATCCGAGGCATCGAAGATTCGTATGTTAACCACAGTATGTCGTAATCACAATGTTAACACCAACTTCCTGCCAGCGTACACCGAGGAATCCTTGACCCGTAGTGCTACGGAATTACTAGGCGAACATGGGAAGCCAATGTCAACCATAACTCTCAACAAGCGACTATTGAAGCTTGGAATACTCGAAGAACAACATCGAAACGGCAGAGGAAATACTGTTCATAAATTCAAGGCACTCACGGATGCAGGGTTAGCCTATGGTAAGAACATGGTATCCCCTCAGAATGAACGTGAGGTACAGGTGCATTATTACCCTGAGAAGTTCAAGGAGTTACTGCGGATGGCGGTGGGTGCATAGCTATGCCCAAGTTGGACACAAAGTGTGTCAAGGAAATAAGGAGGAATATGCATGGGGAAATTTATTGATTTAACAGGGAAGGTCTTTGGTAGATTAACAGTAATACGAAAGTCAAGCAGTAGTATTTATAGGAAAACAATATGGCAATGCAAGTGTGAATGTGGTAAATACGCAGATGTCGTTGGTGAATCCCTAAAACAAGGACATACAAAGTCATGTGGATGTCTAGCTAGAGAAGCTTTAGTTAAACGTAATACTATCCATGGCAATGCAACAAGAAGTCATAAGTCAAGAACATATGAAACATGGAGAGGTATGATAGCTCGCTGTGAAGATCCATTGAATAAAAGGTATAACAATTATCATAGCAAAGGAATCACAGTATGCGAAGAATGGCATAACTTCAATGTATTCTTAGAAAGCATGGGAGAAAGACCAGAGGGATTAACATTGGACAGGAAAGATAATAGCAAAGGATATTACAAAGACAACTGTCGATGGGCAACTGTATACGAGCAGGCTAACAATAGGTCAAACAATAATCTACAGACATACAATGGCATAACGATGACAATGATGCAATGGTCTAAGTATCTTGCGATTGACAGGTCTACTATTGCTAGGCGTATGAAAGATGGATGGAGCTTTGAGTATACTGCGGAATACTATGAAAATAAGAAGGTGACTGCATGAGTATACCTATGTGTAACGACGATCTAGTTCAAGTTCATCTGCATACATGGTTTTCTCGCAGAGATAGCATAGCATCACCGAAAGCAGTAGTTACCAGGGTTAAGGAACTAGGGCAATCCGCAGTAGCAGTAACAGACCATGGTTGTACCAGTGGGTTGCTAGAGACTTACAAAGAGTGTCAGAAGCAAGGTATCAAGATGATCTTTGGAGTCGAGCACTACCTTGTGCCCGATGTTACAGTGAAGGGCAAGGGATATTCACATATCTGCATGTGGGCAATGAATAACACTGGATACAAGAATTTGCTCAAGCTGACAACACTGGCAAACCAAAACTTCTATAGAAAACCATTGTTGGACATTGATATTATAAGACAACACAGTGAGGGTATTGCAATCTCCAGTGCTTGTCTTGGTGGATGGCTGAGAAAGAAAGTAGAAACTACCAAGACAGTCTTGGTAGATAATGAATTCGGGGTTACAGAGGATATCATTGAAACAACATATGAACCGAACATTGAATTGCTTGAGAAATTCATAGCCATATTCCCTGACTCTTTGTATCTTGAGCTCCATACATACTCTGCAGATGAACAAAAGGAATGGAACAAAGTAGTCTTAGGACTTGCTGATAAGTATTCATTGCCAGTCTTAGCAGCTTGTGATAGTCATTATATTAACAAGGAAGATTCCTATACACACAAAATGTTCATTACGCAAGGTAATGATCGCGAGGATGGATATTATCAACGCTCTGACTTCTATATACATTCCTCAGACAATGTTAGAGAATCCCTTAGCTACTTGCCTACGGAGGTCGTAGAACAATCCATAGCCAATACCCAAGTCCTCACTGATCGATGTAATGTAACCATTGCTTTCGGAGAGAAGCATTATCCAACTGTGGATATTGATGATAAAAAAGAGGCAGTTCTACAGATTATGCGTGATAACTTCCTTGGTAAAGTCCCTGATAAAACAGAACGCCCTAAGCATGTCCAACGCATCCATGAAGAAATGCCAATTCTTGAGAAGGCTGATTATTTCCCCTACTTCCTTATTATGCACGACATTGTTACTTACTGTAGAAAACATGATATCCCCCTTGGTTTTTCCAGAGGGTCAGCAGGGGGATGCGATGTGGCTTATCTCATGGATATCCATAGTACCAACGCAATCAAGTTTGATCTCATGTTTGCAAGGTTTTTGCATGAGGAGCGAATTACCCCCTGCGATATTGACCTTGACTGCTCACAGGAACGCAGAGGCGAGGTTATCCAGTATATCAAGGATAAATATGGACATGATCGTGTATTCCAAGCCAGAACATACAGCTATATGGGAGAAGCAGGGGCTCTTCAGATGGCAGGGAGAGCCTTGAAAATGCCACCGTCTATCATTGACAGTATCTCAAAGTCATTTGTTAGCTTTGATGAAGTTCAAGGATACCCAGAGTTAGTATCTTTGGCAAAGGGATTTGTAGGAATTCTGCAGTCGTTCTCTGTTCATGCTAGTGGCATTATAGTATTCCCTGATGATCCAAGTAACTATACAGCTATCGAGAAGTCTGGAGATAACTTTATAACTGGCTATGAATTTCATACACTGGAAGAACTTGGAAATCTCAAATTAGATATACTTGGCGTTAAAATGTGCGATGTGATACATAACACTGTTAAGCTAATTCCAAAACACATTGATGTCAATAATATTCCTTTGGACGATAAGGTAACCTTTGATATGCTGTGCGAAGGTAAGTCATCTGGGGTGTTTCAGATTGAGTCCAGTGGATTCACAGGATTAGTAAAGAGAGTCCAACCAAGACACTTTGAAGACCTTGCGCCACTTATGGCTGCTTATAGACCTGCCATCATATCCGCAGGACTCCTTGATACCTATATAAAACGTGTGACAGGCGAAGAAGAAACAGAGTATCTACATCCAGACCTTGAGCCATTATTGAAGGGTACTGCGGGAATGATGTTATACCAAGAAAATCTTATAGAAGTAGCCAAAACCATCTGTGGATATACTGCAGGACAAGCAGACATGCTTAGGAGAGCGTGTGGTCGCAAGATTCCAGAGGATATGGCAAAGCTACGCCCAGACTTCATAAGTCGTGCGGTGGCTCATGGATATACCGAAGAATTCTCCACGCAACTCTTTGATCTCTGTGAGTTCTTTGCAGGTTATGGATTTGGTAAAGGTCATTCCTATGGATATGGATGGATGTCTTATGTAACAGCGTACCTCAAGGCTAACTACCCGAAGGAATACATGGTGTCATTGATTAATTCAGAGAAGAAACAAGAGGATATCATACCATACATCAATGAGTGCAAGAACCTTGGTATTCCTGTGTTACCCCCAGATGCTCGTTGCAACAATATGCCATGGGTAATCGAGGGAGATAATCTAAGAATAGGCATCGGTCACATCAAGGGTCTTGGCAAGAATACATCGTTAGACTCAGTAGATTCCTTATCTTCCATAATCCGCAGTAATCCTAAAAATGTAGTCATTGGACTTATTAAAGCTGGGGCACTGGACTACCTTGGTGAGCGTAGTGAGATGCTTGGTTCCGTAGAGTCACTACAGGATACAATGAAACGCATAGATGGATGTGAGGCAAAAGTCGAAGAAAACAAAAAAGCCTTAGCACTCGCAACGGATGCTAAGGATATCAAGAAATACAAGAGACAGATGGAGCAATGGCAAGCGAAGTTGTCCGAAGCAAAAGCCAAGGAAGTCCAAGGTGTCACTGGGGAGTTTGACATAGTTGCCAGTGAGTGCGAAGTGTTAGGTTTTAGCTTCCATGAAATACCATTGGTTAAACCAGGAAGCATAACTAAGATATTCAAGAAGAATGATAAGAACGGCAATGAGATGGCATGGTTATCACTGTTGTCAAATTATGGTTCTTACCGAGCTACAGTGTTCAGCAAAGGATGGTCACTGATAAAGGACATTGTATCCGTAGGTCAATCTGTGAAATTCGTGGTCGACAAAGACATACTCCAAGAAATCAGCGTCAATGGCACTGTATACCAGACGAACCAGAAGAAGCAATGGAAGCCCAAGTAAACCCACGTCCCACAATGCCATACACGACGTTTAATCCATGTGCCTCTTATGATTGCCTACGTTAATACCTAAATCTTCACCACGGGCATCCTAGAGCGTTACACGGCAATTCTAGGCAAAACAAAAGAGCCTATGGTTAGGCTCTGGAGTTTTCTCTGTCAGCTTTGAATTTAGCCAGTGTAACCATGACATACTCTGTACACTCTGCGTTCCGAAGTACATCTTGAAGATCACTTGGGAATCTTGCGATGATATCACTGTCAGTCACTAAGTATTTATCCATGTTCATCTTTAGGACTCTACCAAGTTTTTCAATGATATACTTTTCTGGTAGCTTATCATATCTCTCACCGAGCTCTATGAAGCTAAGGAGTGATCTGCTGATTCCTGTGTCATTGGCTACACTTTGTTGGCTTAGTTCCAACACAGCTCTCTTCTTTGCAATCTCTGTTCCAAACTGTTTAACAATAGTCATCTTAGTGACCTCCTGTGCATTTATTCTGTGCCCTTAATATATCATAGCTACAATGTTGTGTCAATGGTAATCTTAAAATATTTATTAGAAAGGCAAGGTGTTGACAATGGCATCACAGTTACTTACAATAAAACAAGCAATGGAATACCTAGACATATCTGAGAAGACAATATATAAGCTGGTGAAGGTCAAGGAATTCCCTGCGGTGAAGATCATGGGTGAATGGCGCATAATCGTTGACAAGCTCGATAAGTACTATGAGGTGCTTATGAAAAACAAGGCTGACAATGTGTAAGCACTTATAAGCACCTAGAATGCCAATGGATGGCAGAGGAACCTTGATATACAAGGCATCTCCTTGTCATCCACAATAACCCCCTTAGTTATTACATTATATTTCACAGAATGCCCACGAGTACAGTGATTACGCTGATTCGTGGGCATTCCTTTGTTTATTACATAGGCATCTTTCGATACAATAAAGCATCAAATAAGCACCTTCGGGACACTATAAGCACTCGTTAAGCACCAAGAGTTTGCCTATTTTATCCGCCGCTTCTCTGTCTTGATCGGGGATACTGTGGACGTACAATGCCAGCGTAATGTTCACCGAAGAATGCCCCAGTCTCTCACTGACCATCTTAATGTTGCAGCCCTCGGCAATCAGATGAGTAGCGTGGGTATGTCTTAGGTCATGAAAGCGGATCATATGAATTCCACAGTCATCCACGATTTCTTTGAACCTCGCTGAGACGGTGCATGGGTACAATGGCAAACCCTTGTTGCATTGGAATACCCAGTCACCTCTTTGTATCTCCCTCAGTTCATCAACGGTAGCCTTATCGACACTGATTTTGCGAAGGGACGAAGTTGACTTTGGCAGCCCTAGTTTCCTCTTAGCCGACAGGGAATGTGTCACTGTAACGCTGTCGTCACCTATATTCTTCCATCGAAGTGCAAGGAGTTCCCCTATCCTAAGCCCTGTAGCCAATGCAAGACGTATGATGAGGTACATTGGTTGCATTGATGGCTTTGAGTCCCCTACGAGCCTCATAGAGTATTCTAAGACGACTTTGATATCTTCCTTGGTGAGAACATTCATACTCCTGGTATTATTGCGGAGGGATGAGCTACGGGACACTGGGTTAACAGAGACAACACCCTCATCCATGGCGAGATCGAAGATACCACTAAGGACTTGCCTATGCTTCTTCAATGTAGCCGATGATAGCTGGGATGCTTTGGATGTCAGGTAGTTGTTAATGATTGCCGTGGTGACCTTTTGCATCTTATGCTCTCCAAGTTCAGGCATGAGTTGCTTGGTACATATATGGGAGTACAAAGTATGCGAGGAATCCCTAATGTTGCTTTGTTTAGCCTTTAGCCAGCGAGATATGTACTCTGACATTCTACAGTTATTCCCAGCCACCAATGTACCCTTGGACTTCTGTGCCTTAAACTCGTTAAGCATCGACACTACTGCCTTCTGCGTATCTGCGGTGAAACTTTTGCGTCGCTGAGTACCACTGCCATCATCGCCAATTGTTATGACAGCTTTGTATTTACCATTGGCAAGACGTTGAATACTTCCGTCACCTTTGGGTCTGCGTTTCTTTGGTTTAGCCTTGGCTTCCTCCATATTATCCCTCCTAAATTATTCACAGTTAACCCTAAATTCGACATATTCCGCAGGCAATATAGTGTACAATAGTACAGTAGTCCTGGAGTGACAGGACTATAGTCCTACAATACAAGGAGATGCTGTAATGAACACTGTAAAAAACTGCGGAAATGTTAAGTACATACTCTACCCTTGGACTAGCGTAGAATGGGCGAGGGTGCAAGGTATGTACGTTGTCAACCCTCGCTTCGAAGCTGACTTCATTAGAAGGCTTAGGTCTTATCCTTTAGTTTCCTGACAATCTCTAAGACCTCATTGAGTTCTTCGTCAAGCATTGTGCCTCCACGCATTAACTTGGCGTAGACTTCAATGGGGTCATTATTATTCCCCAAGACTATCTCCTGGAATTCATCGTTACTATAGAAGAAGTATCCTGCTGGTAACTTTGCTAGATCGATGATATGCTGCATCTTATGGCTACTGAGCCACTTTGAATTATCCTTGCAATTCTCTATATTAGCAATGTAAGACTGCGTTGCATCCAATACAGTAGCAAAGGTCATTCTGTCCATCCCTAGCTTTTCCCTAGCTAACTTTACTCTTTCACCGTGTATCATATAATCACCTCATTTACATTATATAGAATACAGTGATACTTTGCAACTCTTGGATGCAACTTTAAAAATTACATTTTAAAAGTGTTGACAATGTTTTCCCGATGGTGTACTATAAGCACATGGAACAACAATAAACAACAAAGGCGGTCAACAATGAATAACAAAATAAACCAACGTCTATCACAGATGGCAGAGAAGTACCCAGGATTACAAGGTGACCTAGTGAGACTCAGGGAAGACCTCGATGACCACAGCGAGGACAGGCGCAGGCAATCCTTTGTGGACGATGATAGCATAATGATAGCAACGGAAAAAGCAGTGGAAATTCAGAGGCAAGTCGTAGACAAGCACAATGAATCAACCTTGGAATTCGTCAGGCAAACATTGGAAGGAACAGAGAGGACGATTGAGGAAACCATGGAGGAACTAAGGCGACTGTTCAGTATTGGCGATGATAACCACCAAGCACTAACCAGTGAAACAGTCTACATATACACTAAGTTAAAATCTTTGAAATAAACCGTTGACACAATGTTTAACCTGTGATATACTAAGGACAAGAGGTGAGGAACACAGTGAATAGAACAAGAGACAGGACATAGGACAGCCAGTGAGTTGTCCTTAGATTTTGACTTAGTTGGACACAAAGTGTGTCAAGGATACATAGAATATTAGGAGGAATTACAATGGAAGAACTAATAGGTCATAAGATTATCAAGATGTTCATTGATAAAGATTCGCAGGAATACTTAGTGTTCCAATGTAAACAGAGAAACTTTGTGTACTATGTAGATGGTGAGTGCTGCAGTGAATCATGGTTTGCCGATGTAGTTTCTATAGATGCATTGTTAGGTCACACTGTAAACTCGGTAGACGAAGTTGATATGGGCGAAATCAATGATGATCGTGGTCGCCAAGAATGCGATGAAGCCTATGGGTATAAGCTTAAAACCACAGGTGGCTATGCAGACATTGTATTCAGAAATTCCAGCAATGGATACTATGGTGGATCACTGCGGTTAATAGGTGACATTGGTGAGCATATTAAGCTCATGGAATTAACTGAGGATTACTCGGCATAACTATGCTCAACATAGACACAACCTGTGTCAACAAAGGAGGAACACAATGCTTTTCACACCGTACCACAAAGAACTCATAGATAAACTACAGGAACTATGTCCCACAACATTCCCTCGTAAACCCTTCCCAAAAGTCCCTTTGGCATACAATAGTGTCAAGGCAGTTCAGCGAGTCCTCGATGTAAACTACACTACCGCAGACTTCCTACTACAGCATTGGTGTCACGGCAGTCGCTATGATTACGCATGTAGTACGCCAGGTGCACCAAGGTACTTCGTAGATGGCACTGTGCATGGTAAAGTTAGTTCTTCAGAATCTCAGTGGCATAAAGGTAAACTCGAAGAATACTACCGTAGCCGTGCCGTAGGACAAGCCAAGTATCACCAAGGTAGTCTTGTGGATTACTATGAGTCAAAGTTTCACAGTCAACCCACGGGAGTTATTAGATGGCTGAGGAATAAACTAGGAGGTGTACAATGGAATTAAAGGAGTCATTCAAGTTCAAACTCAGTCCATCCTTACAGAAACTATGTGACCCATGGTTTTACCTAGCCACTAAGGTGTCTAATGGTTATATGGTCACATGGGCTAACCAAGGAGAATTACATAGCGAGCACTTTGGGTACTTTGAAGCTAAGTACGCATTGGAGAGCAAAGATTGGGAGGTTATACAATGAGAAACCCTGACCGCATCAATGAAGTCCTAGGACTCATAGGAGACATATGGAATTGTGGGCAACATAGTGACCTAAGATTCTTCCAGCTAGTCGGTGTATTCCAAAGTTATGTCAATGGCACTAACAGGCAACCACACGATGCCGATGTATTCTATGTGGACGATGATGTTCTGCTGAAGGCACTTAGAAAGTACAAGGAGGGACTGTAATGAAATTATCTGTAGATGACAAAGTAACCATAGTGAACATTGATAGACAGAAATACCTCAGACATATGCTCGGACATACCATTGGCAAACGGGGAATAGTCATAGTATCCGACGATCACCCTAAGCAGCCATATCAAGTCCACTTTGATGACGATGATGAATTCTGGTACTTCCCAGAAAACTTAGAATTAATCAAGGAGGAAACATATGAATAACTTACTCACCATCAATGGTGTCAGAGGATACCTAGACTCCGAAGGTGTTGCTATGTTAAACCTAGAGGATACTGCGAGAGGTCTAGGGTTTACGCAGATTGCCAAAAGTGGCAACGAGTCAGTTCGATGGGAAAGAATCATAGGATACCTTGAATCCTTTGGCATCCCCACAAGTGGGGACGATGAATTACCTGAGTTTATTCCTGAGAATGTCTTCTATAGACTCGCCATGAAAGCTAAGAATCAAACTGCAGAAACCTTTCAAGTCAAGGTATGCGATGAGATTCTTCCGTCCATCCGTAAGCATGGTGCATATATGACCGCAGACACTATCGAGAAGACTTTGACTGACCCAGACTTCATCATTGGTCTAGCTACGAGACTCAAGGACGAACAACGACTTCGTAGGGATGCTGAGAATACTGTGTCACTCCTGACTCACACTGGTAAGACTTGGACTTCTACAGAGCTAGCTAAGGAACTTGGATTCAAGAGTGCCATCGTGTTAAACAAGTGGCTCAATGATCATGGCATAATATTCAAGCAGAATGGAACATGGTTGCCCTATAGTAAATACAGTGACCTTGGATATGTCAGTATTAAACAAAGCATCCTAGATAATGGAATTGTCACCTACAATTCCAGATGGACTATGCTTGGCAGAGAATTTCTATTGAAGCTAAAGGATAAACTAGAGGTGGCATAGCTATGTCTAAGTTGGACACAGATTGTGTCAAGGAGGTGAAAACAATGAGAGCGAAGTTCAGCAATGATTACGTGGTTGCCCTTGCAACCTATAAACCAGTGAATAAACTTGTGGTAGCCGTGAAGTTACCCACAGGAGTCACAGAGATCATTATAAATACTGAAGCCATAGAATCCAAAGTTAACTACTACCTAAATGCCTATGACGATCATATGTGTCTAAAGACTAATCCTAATGTCAAAGTATTATCATGGATGTTCGTGGGATAACTATGTCCAACTTTGACACAGGATGTGTCAAAGGAGTAACAGCGACTACCAGGCATACTAGGGAGTCCTAGTGTGACCACGTAAACGAAGGAGACTAACATATGGGTAACTTATATCTAAGCAATGCGGTAACAGCACAAGGTACAGCTAAATTCTTCAAAGTAAATTCTAAGGTTGATGTCTATGAAGGCAAAGAGACTGGTTATGTAGCTAATGTATACTTCAGTGAAGCAGTGACTAAAACCATGGTGGCAGACATTAGTAAAGCCATTGCGGATGCTAAGGAATCTAAAGAATTCACTAATGCAAAGACAGGTAAACCTGTGAACTGGAGAACAAACCCAAGAGTACCTTATAAAACTGATGATGACGGCAAGGTGTTCTTTGTATTCAAAAAGTCTCACTTGGATAAAGATGGTAACCGTCAGTACATCCCAATGTTTGACAGCCAGAATAAACCTATGAAAAATGATGTAACCATTGGCAATGATTCTGTAGTTCAAATCTCATATACACCCAATGTCTACCATAAGAATGAGGATGTCAATGGAGTTAAGTTCTTCATCAATGCAATTCGTGTGATTAAACTTGAGACGTTTGAAGGGAATCCTTTTGGTGAAGCTGTTATTGGTGGTTATGTTGCGCAAGAGGATACTCCATTTGGCAATGAGGTAGCTGAAGAGTCCAATGACAACATCTGCTTCTAAGGGATAACTATGACCAACATGGACACAACCTGTGTCACAACAATGGGTACTGAGGAGTCATCGAACTCCCTTGCCCACCAAGGAGGAAACAATGGAGACAATGTATCTAAGTATCACTTTAGAATTACTATGTATGGCGGTGGTGACCAATATAGCAAGCCGTGGTATTTTATGAAACCATCATGGCTGAACGTTGGAGGTCACAGAGTAAACCTCCCTGACACCATGGACTTCATCGATATGCCATATTTAACACCGTTTGGAACTGTGGCTATACATTTGCATTACCGGGGAGAACAAAGGGCGCCACGGGCGTGTCAGGAGGTGTACGATGGAAACATGCGCTAACTGTGACAATTACAAAGAATGCCATGATGGTGAGGATTATTCTACGGACTGCGATGGTGGATGGGTGCTGCGTAAGGATATTGAGGAATTGCAAGGCAAGCTAAAGAAAGCTTTGGACGCATTGAGACACATGAGACATAGTGATCTTGCTCATGCTGTTCTTTGGGACAACTATGATACTCATAGAAAATGGTATTCAGTGCATATGCAGGACTACATCGATGGAATATTGGAGGAATTACGATGATACTTATGTTAGACAATGGAACTGTGGTTGTACAATGTGGTCATGGAACAGTCGGAGTCGGTGCAGGGACACTAAAGAGCGGCGAGGTTGCCATTGGCGCAAGAGAGTTAGAACATAGATGTAACGTGGGTGACAGCGTTCCCAATGGTGATGACCAAGTGATCGTTATGTTTGCCAATGTTGAGTCTGTGGATGTCTGGATTAGGGCATTGGAAGCTGCGAAGGAGTTGTTGGTGCGTGGATAATTCTAAGGAAGTTCAATATGTAACTGAGAGATTCCTATACTACCTAAAGAACATTGGGTCGATCATGAGTGAACTATGTCAACAGAAGTATGCCATTGAGCAGGAGCTTAGTGATCTGAGCCACGAGTTGGAGTTGTCCCAGTTGAATGCCTCAGAAATGGCTAAGATTGCCAGTGAGCAACGTAGACTACTTCGTGAGCGTCGTGTCTGCAAAGATGAACTATTGTTACTACAGTCATTCAAAGATTTCCAGAGTTCCCATGATACATTAAAGTATGACTTAGTTAAAACAGTGAGAGAAAACAATGAGGTCGTAGGGATGCTAAGGACTCGGCGGTACAAGGCTAAGGTTCGTGGGAATCTGCGGTGTTGTTGCGTGGGATAGCTATGGGTTTGATGGACACAAAGTGTGTCGAGGAGGTAACAATGGAAATTCGTATGGAAATTTATGATGGTGACCTAGTATACATCATAAATAAACGCCAGATCAAAACAGAGTATGACAAAGAAGTCCTTAGTAAAGCCATAAATGCCATGTGTCACTTGCATTGTTTTGACTATCGCATGACCACAGAGGAGATTACAGAAGTCATAGCGGATAACAAAGGGCTATATGTGGCTTTCGTATCAATCTCAGGGATACTATATACATGTGATTATTCAAAGAAGCCAATGAAGCTCAAAGATATAGCTTGGTAAGGAGGCAATCAATGGATACATCAATAAGGCTCGTGGACTGCAATGGTGAAGTCGTAGATACCATAGATGGCAAAGACCGCATAGTTCGCGCAGCATCCGTAGAATTCCTGTGTGACACTATAGCTTGGGGCGAGGATCGTCCGTTTATCAAAGTATTCATAGACTTCTTCCCAAAGGTAGCTGAGGAATTATCTGGTGGAGCTGTGGGTCTTATGTCAGTCATAGTACCATACATCGCATATCAGAGTAATCTCCTATGTAACCGTAGCTGCAATAATCCATTGAACAATAAGGATATTGAGGACATCACAGGAATCTCAAAGCCCAGTGTGATTAAGTACATGAATGAGCTTGTGGATGCTAAGGTATTATTTAGAGGTAACACTGGGAAATCATACCAATACTATGCAAATCCTTACATTTACTGTAGAGGTAAAAGAATCAACAAGACACTCGAAGCTATGTTTAGGAATTACCCAGAGAGGTTCAGGTAAACATTCTTTACCTCAAAGGGCATCTCAGGTAAAAATTCTTTACCATAGACAAATGCCTGTGAAGCCTTATGACACAAGGGTTTGAGCCATGTTTTATGCCTTTGTCTCCCTCTATTCTTAATATAACCAAAGTATCACATAGATCAAGGCTTAACTAAGGAAAGTTACGGAGAACGAGGAACGTGCTGCTAAAGCAGAGTGCTATCGCACTGGTTACGCTACATACAAGTCATTGAATAGTATGTACGGCACATCCTTGGCAAACCTAGCAGCCACAGGCGAACGTAGTGAGTCCTGTATGGAGCCACAGCGACATAACCCACCTAAGCACTACATTGAACACCTGTGAATACCACTACGTGCCTAACACAGACCACCAATGACCATCTTAGGTATAACTATGCCCAACATAGACACAAGTTGTGTCGAAGGAGGAACCATGACAACCAACGAATCCATGAAATCCCTAATGTCCATGTTCGCCAAGTCACCCTACGGCAAAGTCAAAAGATGCCGATGGAGACTATGGTACAAGGCATTACAGAGGTACCCAGGATGGGAACGGAGGAATAACCAATGACACTAAAGTACACACCTCAGCAATTCCATGAACTACCCCTGACCAAACGAGTCCACTGGATATCAATGGCATATATGCAACAATGTACACTCGAAGGCTTTTCAAAGAAGTCAATGTTTCAACTCAAAGGATACTTTAGGAAGCTGGACTCATCAAAGCTCCAAGTGATTTACGATTACATCTACGACCTGCCAGAGGTGACAGTGGTTAGTCTCTATGACATCCACGCAGCCAGTGAAAAGTATCAAGGACAACTCAGACTAAACAGTGGAAATAACGAAGGTGAAACAGTGAAAGCGTATGATAGTCTACTGGATTTACTAGGTAAAATATAGGAGGTACTATGACAATACTACAGAGAATCAAAGGCATACAATGTTACTTCAACGGACACAGGTTTCACTCCGTAGGTTTCTATGGCAGTAACCATTGTTCACGATGTGGTCGGTGGATTAAACTATGATACAATGGCAAACACAGAAGCTTACGGCATACGTTGACAACTTCTTGTTCACCATTGAATACTGGCAAGGGAAATACATCGGTGCCATTGACATCTGGGACGATAAGAAGGGATATCAACGATATGGTATATTTCAAGGAAGGACTTTGGAAGAAGCTAAGTATCATGCGGAGGAGTTGAGGGTGAAGCTATGAAACACCGCTGCAAAGGTCAACCTAAGTCAGTCCAAGTGGAATACGACGAACACTGGCTATGGTGTCTTACGAGTCCTACGTGCATTGTGGAGATACAGTGGTGTCCATTCTGCGGAGTGAAGTTGCTAGTGGCGCCAAAGGAGCTATGATGAAAAACATAGGTGACAAAGTGTACATTCGTGGAACTCGTGCCGAATTCAAGGTAGCAACCATAGTGTCAGCGAGGAGACATTGGTTTGACAATGATGAATACTTGGTGTTAGTGAATGGCATGGTTGAACTAAGATACAGTGATCAAATATGGGATTATACGGAGGTAACATATGAATAACTTAGTCCTAGTCCAAGATGGCAAGGTGGTCGTAAGTAGTCGCCAAGTGGCAGAGGTGTTCGAGAAGGAGCATGGTAAAGTCCTCCGCTCCATCGAAGCTATAATCTCTGAAACGCCAATTATGGATTCTCAGGAAATGTACTACGAATCCACTTATAAAACAGAGGGCAACAATAAATCATACCCAGAGTATATTATGAACAAACTTGGATTCTCAGTTCTTACAATGGGGTTCACAGGCTCCAAGGCATTACAGTGGAAGATTGAGTACGCCAAAGCATTCGAAGCTATGGAGGATAAACTAAGGAATAGCTTTGCCATTCCTCAAACATATGCACAGGCATTACTCCTAGCATCACAGCAAGCCCAAGTCATCGAAGAACAAACCAAGGAGCTTGCGACTGCAGCACCCAAAGCTGAATACTTTGATGCATTGGTCAACCACGGCTTATCCCTATCCTTCCGAGACACAGCCAAGGAGTTAAACATAGGTGAACGTAAATTCATTGAGTACCTAAGTGCCCATAAGTTCATCTACAAAGCTGGAAAGAAGTGGATGCCCTATGCGAAGTACATTGGAAGGTACTTTGAAGTCAAGGAATATAACACAGTGAGTCACACGGGCAATCAATGTCTAGTCACAGTTAACGGCAGGGAGAAACTTAGAAAGGCGGTGAGACAATGATTATTCCTATGAATGCGAAACCAGCAGGGAGTAAGCTAGAGAAGCTTATGGATGATCCAAAGTATATTGCTGAGGTGAAACTTGACGGCTACAGAGCCATCTTTGAAGACGGTGAATTCTATAGCCGCCTTGGGAATCAATTGGGAGACAAGGTTCCTCACTTGGTTTCACTGTTGTCAAAGTATAACATTATACTCGATGGTGAGCTGTGTCTACCATCGGCAACATCGAACAGCAGTGATGTGACACGGATACTTGGTTCACTTCCAGAGAAGGCTGTGGCGAGACAGGAAGAACTAGGGAAACTGCGGTACGTAATCTTCGATGTGTTGGAACTTGGGTATGCAGTGATGACAGGGTTAACTTGGGCACAGCGTAGAGAAACATTGAGACGATGGTTTACCTGCGTTAGTGACATTGAAGGCATTGAATTGTCAGAGGTATATGAAGACAAGCGTGGACTCTTAGCGTCCGTAGAAGCCAGTGGTGGCGAAGGAATAATGCTGAAGAATGTGGACTCCTTGTACTATCCAGATAAACGCCCAGAATCAGTGTGGTACAAGGTTAAGAAACATATAATATACGATGTTGTGGTCATGGGATTCACTGAAGGCAAAGGTAAATACGAAGGACTCATAGGTGCCATAGAATTTGGGTTGTACAAGGATGGGACATTGACGTACTGTGGACAATGCAGTGGATTCTCAGACGCACTACGGAATGAACTCACGGATAACATGGAGTCCTATGAGAACACTGTATTCGAGATCAAGGCGATGGAACGAACCAAGGATGGGAACTTCAGACATCCCGTATTCAGCCAGTGGAGGGACGATAAGTTACCTACGCAATGTCTATGGGTGCAATAATGCATACTTTCGAATATCATAAGAAGGTCAAAGTACGCAAGGATCATAGGTGTCAAGGTTGCAGAACTGTGATACCCAAAGGATCAACTATGTATTATTCAAAGCATATCAGTGATGGATTTTATGAATTCTACGATTGCCAGGACTGCAAAGATTACATCGAAGATCATTGTCGCCAGTGTTTCAGTAGAGACATTTGCATCAATGAAGACTATCACCTTGGGTTAATCAAAGAATGCCGTAGTGAACAAAGGAGTGATTACCATTGTTAACCCTGGCACCAATATGGTTAATAATGGTAACTGTGATACTAATGTTCTTCTACGGAGCAAACAGAAGAAACTAAGGAGGCGATGAAATCTGATAAAGACATTGACGATGCTTGGGATGGCATTGGTGCTGTGGATGGCATTGCCAATGGTTGCATGGGGGCAAGGGATAACTTTAGATGACAGTGAGTTCCAGAGGGACATGGAGGTGCTGAGGAGTAAACCAAGGTGGACTGAGGTATGGGTAGACGCGTCGGCATACACAGCCTCCTCGGATGAATGCGGGAAAGGCGATGGTATTACTGCGAGTGGAGTGGTGGCAGTCGAAGGAGTAACCATAGCATGTGATGATTTACCCTTTGGGACGGTGGTAGAGCTCGATGGTCATACCTATATAGTCCAAGATAGGTATGGTGGTGGCTATGTGAATCGCATAGATGTATTTATGGATTCTAAGATTTCTGCGGATGAATTTGGGAGGGAAAAATTACTGATGAAAATCAAGGAGTGATTATTGTGACCATGCCGATTGATCTATTGGGTAAAGTATTCTCTAGGCTATCTGTGACAAGGAGATCAGAAAACACAAAAGGAGGTAAAGCAAAATGGGAGTGTATTTGCGAATGCGGCAACACTAAAGTAGTGTCTGGAGAAAACCTAAGAAACGGCAGAACAAAGTCATGTGGGTGCTATGGTGCGGAGGTTACATCTAAGCAATTTAAAACACATGGATATACCAAAACTCCAACATATGGAACATGGCAAGCAATGAGAAAGCGATGTACTAATCCAAGGGATACTTATTTCAATTACTACGGTGGACGAGGAATCACTGTCTGTGATTCATGGAATACTTTTGCTAATTTCTTAGAAGATATGGGAGAAAGACCTAAAGGCATGACCATAGACCGTATTAATACTAATGGAAATTACTGCAAAGATAACTGCAAATGGTCAACCTCAGAAGAACAAGCCAATAACAAAAGTAATAATCATAATATAACAATAGACAATCAAACAAAGACGCTCACTGAATGGTCAAGAATATATAATATAGACCCAAAGATTACATGGAAGCGCATGAACAGGGGATGGAGTAATGATAAACTATTTATACCTATAGCTCAATAGTCAACGGAATACCACTGGGAACGAAGGTTACCATAGATGGCAAGGAATACACTGTAGAAGACCGCATGATGTGCGATGGGTACGTTGATATTTACATGGACAGCATTGAGGACTGCGTGAACTGGGGTGTCCAGAGGAAAACAATGAGAGTGGAGGAATAACATGGGAATAACAAAGGGTCAAAAGTTATACTATGTTGGCATTGGGTATGGCATAGAAACATTTTGCTATGAGATCATTGAAATCAATGGTGCCCGAATAATCCATACGAATGACGGTGTTAAACGCAATGAATCCGATGTAATCAATGGAGCTTGCGACCTCTATGTTAGTAAGGAATTAGCTAATACTAGACTATCGAATAGCTGGATGGCTAGAATGATACCTTAGAAATAATTATGATTAGCATGGACACGCTTTGTGTTCACCGCCATACGTAGTCCATACGACGATTAACCTTGCATGCCCTATGGAATGTATGCATGGGAGGACAAAAGGTCACCACGGGCATCCTAGGGAGTCTGGTGGGAATGTGGAGAATATAGGAGGAATTACATGGATAAACTAAGAGTCATAGAATTATTCGCAGGCATCGGAGCATGGTCAAAAGCCCTTGAGAATCTAGGAATCAACCATGAAGTCGTAACAGCCGTAGAATTCAATAAGTACGCAATGCAAGCATACAATGTGGTGCATGGGAGTTCCTTTGTCACTCAAGACATTACCAAGGTAGATGTCGATGAACTTCCTGAGTGTGACATGGTTTGTTACAGCCCTCCCTGTCAGTCATTCAGCCAGGCTGGGAAAGGTCTAGGTATCGAGGATGCTAGGGGAACATTGTTTTACGATGCGCTACGGATTATTGATGCTAAGAAGCCTAAGTATGCACTTATGGAAAATGTCAAAGGGCTAACCCAGAAGAATCACCGTGACACCTTTGAAAACATGCTGAAGTGCTTGGAAGATATTGGGTACACGAATCACTGGAAGTTATTGAATTCAAAGGATCATGGTGTGGCACAGAATAGAGTTAGGGTATTCATAGTCAGCATTAGAAATGACCTAGTTGCCACGACTCCCTTCGCCTTCCCAGAACCCTATGACAACGGTGTTCGCCTTCGCCATATCTTAGAGCCAGTGGTGGACGAGAAGTATTACATAGATGATGCTAAGTGTGCGAAGCTGATCGAGGAGTTGCAGTTAGTCGATGGAAGATATGGAGTCCAAATAAATCGTGGAAAAGCTAAGATTAAACATGATGACATCGCAAGTTGCCTCGATGCTAATTATTGGAAAGGCTTAGATAACCACGCTAGTCGCATAGGTGTCTTAGAAAACATTGCCATCCCCTGCCTAACCCCAGACCGCCTAGTGAAACGTCAGAATGGTCGTAGATTCAAAGAAGACGGTGATCCTGCGTTTACAGTGACGAGCATGGATAGGCATGGTGTTCTGGTGAATAACATTGACTGCCTAGGGCTCCTTGACATCAAAGGCAACCAGCAGATACGCAGAGTCTATGGGATTGGCGGTATATCGCCAACATTGAATACTATGGCTGGTGGCAATAGACAACCGAAGGTGCTAGTGGAAGAACCAAGATGGAGAATTCGCAAGCTAACAGTACTTGAGTGTTTTCGTTTGCAGGCGTTCTCCGATGATGACCACACAGCCCTCATCTCCGCAGGAATATCCAATAGTCAACTCTACCGCATCATGGGAAACTCAATAACGGTCAGTGTGGTTGAGGGCATATTCAAGGGATTACTATGTCCAACTTGGACACAAGCTGTGTCAACGGAGGTGATTTAGGTGGCTAAGGGAGATGTTTGTGAGGTCTGCGGAGTTGCCAGTGGTGTCCATCAAAGTATAAAGTATCAAAGAACACTCTGTGGTAAGCACATTGCACAACTGAATCAATACGGTAAAATCTTTAAAAGAACGCAGTTTGACAAGAATAAAATAGTAGTCAACGGAGATACTGCAGAAATCACAGTATACAACAGAAGCGATGATAGTACCAAAACATCAAAGTTTAACTCAGTACACGTAGATTTAGTCAAGGATCATAAATGGAGACTTGGGAATCATGGATATCTAATGACTACCGTAGATAATAAAGCATTGTTATTTCATAGACTCATCACTGGAGCTAAGAAAGGTGAAGTAGTTGACCATCGTGACCATTGTACCCTAAATAATACCGATGATAACCTAAGAGTGTGCAATAGGCAGGATAATGGAAGAAACGCAGGTATCCGTAAGAACAATACATCGGGAGTCACAGGAGTAACATGGAATAGCAACGCTGGCAAATGGATGGCTCAGATGACTATAGACTACAAGAATATTAGCCTTGGGTTATTCGATGATATTAATGATGCCATCTCAGTTCGCAAGGCTGCTGAGATTAAATACTTTGGAGAATTCAGGTACAAGGAGGTGATTTAGGTGTCCATTATTAACGCAGTCCTAGCAAAGACCGACTTAGTTGAACTCGTAGAAGAATACATGGAGCTGAGTCCAACATCGAATCCAGGGGAATTACGTGGGATATGCCCATTACCGAACCATGCAAATGCATCGAACCCTACGTCATTCGTAGTTATTAACGATGAGTACTACTATTGCCATGGATGTGGAAGCCATGGGTCTGCCATACAATTCCATAGTGAAATGGAAGGTCTTGGGTTCTATGGTTCCGTAGAGAAGCTCGCAGAACGTGCTCAGATAAATGTAGGTGATGACAAGGAATACCAGCAACACAAAGATATTGTAAAGACCAATACTGGTAACATGGTTAAATTCATGGGCAACGTAGATAAAGTAAAGCAACACCTTAGAGAAAAGCGATGTTTGTCTGATGAACTCATTGCGAATTACAAGATTGGCTTTGATGAACATGGGACATTCCTTAACAACATCCCTGGTATCATCTTTCCTATCTTTGATTCCTGGGGGCGATGCAGTGGATTCTCCAAGCGTCGCACAGACAGCGATGTTAAACCAACATACAAAAATAGTTATGCCGATGGTGTCTTTGAGAAAGGCAAGATACTCTATAATTACCATCGAGTTCGTAAGACGATTCACATTGATAAGACATTGTATATTTGTGAGGGGTTTTACGATGTTGCAAGCTGTGAAGAACAAGGGCTCAATAGCTGCGGATATCTCTCAGGTGGACTCACTAAGGAACACATCGGCATACTCAAAGATATTGACAAGATGCACAAGGGAATGACCTTTGTAGCATTGATGGACAATGATAGCACTGGAGTCAAAGAGGTCATCAAACTTAGAGAGAAACTAGAGAAGTACAAGGCTAACCTTAACATCAGAGTATTCATATACCCACAAGAAGAATTTATGTTCCCCAATGGTGAAACCAAGAAAGCTAAAGACCCCAATGACCTACATATCCTTTACACCAATGGAATTTACAATGTTCGTATCTCCGATCATATAACAAAGCACATTGATATCCATTGTCTCGAAGTAGTCTTAGATAAGTGCAAGGACATCGAGGCTCAGTACCGCGAAGTTGACTTGTATATGCCGAGTGTCCATAATCCAATGATAAAACTAGACATTGCCAAGATGCTTAGTAAACGATGGGATCAAGAACTCGATGATGTAACCACGTATCTAAAGATGGCTAAGGTTTCTATGGCTGACAACATCATCAAGGAATTCAAGGATGCTATGACTTGCATCAAAGAGTGCGAAGATATGGTTATTAATCACGATGGAATTACCATTGGATACCCTAGCATCGACAAATCGCTGGAGGGTCTACGTAAATCCGATGTTATGTTCATCGCTGCCAGACCATCCGTAGGCAAAACATTCTTTGCTATGGAGATGGCGTTGCACATGGCTATTCGGCTGAAACTCAATGTACTCTTTTTCAGCCTTGAGATGTCTGCAGCATCATTGTATGAACGCATTATAGCCAATATATACAAAATGGAAGTCAGAGAATTACGTCGTCGCATCAGAGATAAAAGCTTTGATTATGCTGAGGTATTTACTAAGATTCAAAAGTACCTCAAGGTCGTGGATACTCCAGGATTAACCATGGAACAAATCGAGGAGCGCATTGCCATTGCCAACACACATGATGCCTTTGATGGCAAGGTGGACGTAGTTATCATAGATTATGTACAACTCATAGCTGGTATGGGGGACTTCGCAGAGTTTGAAGCTAAGGTAACTGCGTTTAAACCCATGGCTCGGAAGTATAATATTGTCCTTATTCCACTGAGTCAAATGAATCGCACTGTGAAATCATGGGAAGAGCCTGATGTTTCACAGATGAAGGGTGGAGGAGCATTAGAAGCCACTGGCGATATCATACTTCTTCTATGGAAAACTGGGGAGGACACAAAGCTGTCAGAGATTGAGAGGTCTGAACTAGAGAATACTGTGAATTGTAAGATAGGCAAAGCAAGGCGCGATGCAGGTCAGAAGTTCTTCCAGTTGGAATCTGTAAAAGCAGAGACTACCATTAGAGAGATTAAGAAACTTTCGTAAACTCCTCAAATAAACCCTTGACACACTTTGTGTCCAGTGGTATACTAAGGATATCAAGGAGGTGAGCACAATGAAATACAACACAGCAACACAGATAGCCGAAGTAACATACCAACGACTACCCAATGGTGAGCATAAACTCATCAAAGACAGATATGGGAATACCAAGATGACAGCCGAAGATGCTATGAATTCTGACCTTAGAGCTTGCATTGTCAGCCAAAGACACAAGGTCATCGCAGTAAACCAAGGACTTAAAGAAATGCTGGAGGTAACCAAATAAACGTCGCAGAATTAATCAAGGAGTTACAGAAGATGCCACAGGATACAGAGGTATCTATAAAATACTATGATCCAGACTGGTGCGTCTATAATATGAGCACTGTAGACATAGTAAGCATTGAGGATGGTAAGGTGGTCTTAGAAACATTCGAATAATAGGAGGTATAACAATGGAAACAAAGAATCTACAGCAATGCCTAAGTAGCTGTAAGTATCACCTCGGATACACTGATCAGAATGCGAGTCCAACAAAGTGTGCACAAGTTACTCTTCGTGCAGCCACCGATGAACTCCAAGCCATCCAAAGTTTACTCACAGTCATCGAGGACTTCATTGAAACCCATGACTTAGAAATAACCATAGGAAGCCTTATAGCCGATGACTATATTGATGTTCCAAAGCTCATCAAGGACATCTGCGAGAAGGTTGGGTATTGCAAGGGTGAACTATGAATTCGTTGGACACAAAGTGTGTCAAGGATAAGGAGGAATACGATGAATAAACTATGGAAATTCCACTGGGACTGCGGTAGAAGCGGTGAAATCGAAGGACTGTTCATAGCAACAGAGGAAGATGTTAAGACTACCATTGGTTGCGAGGTTGACTTTGGAGAATGCCTTGGCAAACATAGTGAAGTCTATGGAACCATTGATGATGGTGAAATCACTGAAGTCGAAGTGAGCCAAGGGACACTCGATGAATTATACAAGGTGTTCGGTAGTACAGTCAGTGGTTATAATCCAATGCATTATCTAAGGGAGGATGAGGAATAATGGGCGTTGATTTCTATGCTTGCAAAGAGTGCGGTGAAATATTCCATGACTGCGGTGACGAATGGTATATCTGTGAGAATGACCATAGAGTATGCAAGTATTGCCTTGGAGTCGAAGATGGAAAATCCATAGAACAAGACGATAGTGGTTATGTGAATTCCAAGGATTGCCCAGTATGCCAAGAAGATGCAGAGATTAAAGCCAAGAAACCCAAAGTTAACATTGTGCCAACATGGCTACTCGTAAGGGATGACAGTGGAATAATCATTGGTCACTATGATAATCTTAGTGGTGCTAGGAAACGTAGGACAGCATTGAAGAATCTCAGTGGAAGTTGCCATAGACCAACAACGATTGTCAAGGTATCTGCAGTGGAAGGTTGTGAATATCCTGAGTAGGCTTGCTATACCTAGTGGTATTCAATAATGTAACGAAGGAGTGCTTGGATGAAACAATGTGAAGTGTGCGGTAGTACAGAGGGACAAGTCAGTCTAAGTAGAAAGCATAAAATGGTTCTTTGTTGTAAGCATATGCATCAGATGAATAGATATGGAGAAATACAAGAAAGGACAAGATACGATCCAAATGAAATTGTAGTGTATGATGAATATGCTGAAATAGTATTGTACGATATAAAACAAAAGGAATGTGGTAGAGCATTAATTGACATTGATGACATACCTATGGCAAAAAAACATAAGTGGAGCATTGATGGCAGAGGATACGTGACCACAAGCGAGTATCCATATACACTACATAGGTTTGTCATGGGTGATCCCAAGGGATTAGAGGTTGACCATGTATTCCATAACCTTTTTGATAATCGCAAGTCACAGCTTAGAGTTGCAACGAGGTCGCAGAACAACATGAATCACGGTTTATCATCGCACAATACCTCTGGATATAAAGGAATATCATATAGGAAAGCATCAGGCACATGGGAAGTTTATATTCATCAGTTTGGCAAGAAGGTAAGTCTTGGAGATTACAAAGATATCAATAATGCATTAGCTAGACGTAAAGAAGCAGAGGAAATATACTTCGGAGACTACGCTGACAAGCGAGGTATCGCCGTATGAGTACACTGCACATCCTTGTAGATATGGATATTATAGTATTCCGCAGCTCTCTCATAGGCGAAACATCGACAAATTGGGGAGAAGGCGTAGTAACTATAGAGCTAAACATTGAAAAATCTAATAGTTATATGGACAGCACTGTAAAATCCATAGTGTCCAAAGTGCTAAAACATATGAATCCCAAGGAATATGATGTAATATGTTGTCTTAGTGATAAGACTAACTTCCGCAAGCAAATATATGATCAGTATAAAGCAAATAGAACAAAGCCAAAACCTCAGCTATATCCGCAAGTCCGCAAGTATGCAGAGGAAAACTATAGTTGTATCTGCTGGAAAAACCTTGAAGCAGATGATCAGATTTCTATCCTGGCAACCTCTTTGGAGTCTTGTGTAATTTGTAGTATTGACAAAGACTTCTTGACGACTCCTTGTACTACGATATTTAGCTTCGACAAAGAGGAATTCATTGAAACAACAAAGGAATCAGCAATGTATTCATTCTATTATCAGTGTTTACTCGGTGATAGTGTCGATAATGTTCCAGGAGCCAAGGGAATCGGTAAAGTCAAAGCAGCTAAGGCACTAGCGGAGGAATGCTCATGGGAACAGGTAGTTCGCATCTATGAATCCAAAGGTCAGACAGAGGAAAATGCTTTGTTAAATGCTAGGCTAGTCAGGATATTACATGCATCAGACTGGGACGCAGAACTCCAACAGCCAATCCTATGGCAACCACCGTCTAACTATGAAAACAATGGACACAATGCGTGTCAAGGGGAGGTACTATGAACTATCTTATATGTGGTTCTTCAGGCTCGGGCAAGGATGTAGTGGCATCATTGATCCAAGGACAACGCATTGCCTTCGCAGATGATCTAAAGCTGGTCACGAGGCTCCTCCGCATCCACGACATCAATGGTGCCCAATGCTTCTTAGAATATCTCTTTGGTGACTACGCTCCACAGAATATCCGAGGACATCTCCTTCGTTTCGAAGGCATACCAGTGGAGGACGGCAAGGATCGCAGGATTCTCCAAGAGGTAGGCACATGGGCACGAAGTATTCACAGTGACATTTGGATTAACGCTGTAAAAGATAAGGTTGCCCGTAGCACCACCTCGGTCATCATAACAGACTGCAGATACATCAGAGAATTACAGTCCTTCCCAGACTTTTACCCAATATTCGTCGAATGCCCAGAGGATGTCAGAAAACAACGACTATCGCAGAGGGACGGTGGGTACTCAGAAGCATCACTGACTCACACTGCGGAATCAGAGGTGAGGTTATTGAAGAGCCTATGCAAATCCACGATAGTCAATGATGGCACTATGGATGACCTACGGAGAAACGTTGAGTCCGTCCTCGCATGGGTGGAGTTTACTAGGAATGACTAAGGGTTAACTATGACCAACATGGACACAACCTGTGTCAACAAAGAAATTCACTACGTTCAAGGAGGAATACATATGAGGTTCAAAGCAGGTCAAAGAGTAATCGCAATAAATAACGGTATTGACTATGGTCGCCATACAAGAACCATAGGGTACTCCGTCAGCAAAGAATGTCATAATTATGCCAAAGGATGGCAAGGGATCGTGACCAGCGAGGGCAACAACATGATAAACTTTGATAACGGCAGAATAATCAAAGGATGCGATGGTGATAGCTTTGAGGAGGTAACAATGGAAACTAAGAAATTTAACATCGGCGATGAGGTCAAGGTGGTCAAGATACGCCAAGGTGCATCCGAGGATAAGCGTGAATTCATTGGTAAAACGGGTATCATCAATGTTGACGATGGTACTAACCATCCCTTTAAAATCAATAGTATAACTAATGACTTCTGGTGGGAGTCGGAGGAACTTGAGCTAGTCACCGAAGTAACTATGACACTCAAAGAGGCACAAAAGGCAGCCATTGATGGTGCTAAGGTGTGCGTGATACCAGAGATTGCTGGGGTTGAACAATACCTATTCTTTGATGGCAAAGATTTCAAATACAGTCATCAAGGAGTCATTAGTCCAGTCAAGGAAGTATTTGGTTTCAGTCGATGGAAGCTATATGTTGAACCTGAGGCACCACCTAGATTTACTGTGAATACTCTAGTCTACAACACTGACGGAACCATCGGCAAAGTCATGGAGGACAAAGGAGTGTACAAAGGTGTGCGTAAGTATGTCGTTAAATTCAATGCTGTCAGAGAGACACTAAAGAACGTTGATGAATCTGAATTAACTGAGTATTGCCTATGAGCCTCGATAGATTTTCAGAAGGTATTGAGGACATCCAAGATAATGACTATGGTTATTGCGTAAACTGCGGAGAGGGCATTAGTGAGTATTCTCAGTCTGTCACAGGATGTTGTGAAGAATGCATGGATGATGATGATATGCGAGATGAAACGGAGGATGAACAAATGAAAGCGAAGATGACAACGAATAGCAAGGGTAAACCACGGGTCAAAGTATCGATGACAGTCAAGGAATCAGAGCTTATCATGGACTTGCTAGGTTCCATCTCTGGTGGGTACGATGATACTCCTTTGAGATTCCACAGCCCCTTTGACAATCCCATTAGAGAAGTCAGAGATACATCAGATAATCTATATTATGCATTGAGAGATAAGGAGGAATGTCAATGAACATCAGAGTTAAAACCATAGCACCAAAGGAAGCCACAGTGAGTATTTCATTGGATGCATTGAGTGCCGAGGTCGTAGGGCTATTCTTCGGCAAGGCAGTGGACGTGTTGGATATGTCAAGAGCTACCGAGGAAATATTCAATGACATCTATGAAGAAGGCATGGAATTGACAGTGGTGGACATAGAGGAAACATTGGCTGCGGTGATTTCAGCATTGAGAGGTGGAGTAGCATAGTCGCAAAGAAAACACCGAAACCCAAGAAGACAAAGTTCGCCAGAGGACAACGCAGTATCAAGTGTGAATACCAAGGCATTAAGTTCGACAGCGAACTTGAACGTGACTGTTACATTGAACTTCAGCGTCGCATGGCAACAGGGGAATTCATTGAGCTAACCCTGCAACCTAAGTTAATCTTGCAGCCCAAGTTCAAACGCGATGGTAAAACAGTGCTACCAGTGACTTATACCCCAGACTTCCTCACGATAGACAAAGATGGGACTAAGGTGTACTGGGATGCCAAGGGACAGAGTACTCAACAAGGCGATCTGCGGAGGAAACTGTATCTCTATAAGTATCCAGAGGAGTTGCGATGGGTCACAAAGAGTCTAAAGTATGCTGTGGATGGCAACCCATGGGTTTCTTACGACTACCTTCAAAAATGCCGTAGAGACGCCAAGAAGAAATCTAAGGAGAGTGCATAGAAATGTCAAAGTTCAACATAAATTCCAAAGTAGTCGTCAGAGATGGCAGTGAGAACGATGGTCGCACAGGAGTTATCATAGACACAGCAGTGTATTACTCATGGAGAATTCGGTACGATGACTTTGGCAATACAGAGAATTTCCATGAGAAAGACCTTGAATTAGTCCCAGACAAGCAATGGTTAACCTACGAACAGGCGATGTTACTCTGCATCCAAGGAACTCCTGTGCAGCACGAAGGGCAGCCTAAAGATAACCATATTGAATTTAACGGTAGTTCCTTTGTAGGTCAAGATGAACGCGGTAGCACTTGGACATCATACGTACAAAACTGCAAGGGTAGTCGCTGGAAGGTCTACGAAGCCCCTGTGTCTGAACCAAAGTTCCCCAATGGAACCTTTGTCTGCGAAGTTGCCGATGGTGATTACTGGAGAGTCCTAGCATCTGAGTATGTCGGTGGTCAATGGAAGTACTTTGTGACTAACAACGAGAAGGACAATGATGTCGAGGATGCATATGAATTATCTGAGCCCAGCCTAACTATGCCCAAGTTGGACACAAGTTGTGTCAAAGGAGGTAACTAAGTATGACACAGGAGCATGAGATTCTATTGACGCTAAAGGCAATCCAGGGACACAAGAAAAGACCGAGGGATTTGACAATGGTGACCTTTAGTCGCATCAGAGGCTATCTATGGCGACATGGTTGGGTGTCAAGGAGTGTCGTGGGTGGTGCCTATGGTGTTAATGAACGCGGTGAGAGGTTGCTAGGCAGGCTAGAGAAGATCGAAGTGAAAGGCGAGGTGGTTTAATGAGTAATACAAACATCAATGGCAACTGGTGGCAGACAGAGGTTGGTCATGGGGTAATATCTAAGAAGTACTTCCACGAAGGCGAAGGGTTTGACCAAATGATTACTAGGGTAGCTGAGATTACCAAAGTTCCTGTCATGGAGTCCTACCTAAGAAACGCTGATTTCTTCCCTGCAGGTAGATCCATTGTTGGTGCAGGGTTAAAGGGCAAGAAGAAAGTCAGCACATCCAACTGCTATGTAATAAACACTCCCATAGATACCTTGGATTCCATATACAACACATGCAAAGACGCAGCTATCATCGGTAGTCTAGGCGGTGGCGTTGGAGTAGCATTGGATAACATTAGACCCAAAGGAGCCATTATTAATAACTCTGCAAAATACAGTAGTGGCGTAGAGTTTGTCATGAATCTATTGAATGAAACAGGTCAGAACATAGGACAGTCTGGGCGCAACATGGCAATTATGGTTATGCTGAGTTGTGATCACCCTGACATCATTGAGTTCTTAGAAATCAAACATAGAGGGAACAAGCTGGATTCTATGAACATCTCTATAAAATTCACAGATGAATTCATGGTAGCGGTCAAGGATGGCAGTGATTATACTCTGAGTTTTATAGTAGATTCTACAGGGGAAGTCATTGAAAAGACTATAAATGCCAAAGACTTCTTTGTTAAATTCTGCGAATGCCAATATGACTGGGGTGATCCTGGAGGATGCTTTATTGACCGAGTACGTCAGAATCATCTCCTAAGTGGATATAAAGAATATACCATAGATGCCAGTAATCCATGTTCGGAATTCTTTGGAAATAATGGAAATGCATGTAATCTCGCAAGCATTAACCTGTATAACATAGTATCTAGTCCATTCACAGACAATGCCAGTATTAACTATGATAAACTCAAGCAACTTACTGAGGATGGCATTGTTGCACTGAATAACATACTTGACTATGGTTACGATATGCAGCCCTTAGACATCAACCGAAGTTGCATAGATGACTGGAGAAGCATTGGACTAGGTATCTTTGGAGTCGCTGATATGTTAGTGGCAATGAGTCTTAGATACGGCAGTGATAATGCCAACGGATTGCTAGAGGAAATCATGCACACCATCCTTGTTACATCATTGGAAACATCGTGTGACCTTGCAAAGCAGTACGGCACCTTTGGCAAGTACCAATGGGAGTCTACAAAGAACTCTAGCATTATAAAGATGCTCGAAGGAACCCCAGTGTATAACAATATTAAAGCCCATGGACTACGCAATGGCACACTACTTAGCATAGCACCTGCTGGAACCATCAGTACAATGTGTGGCATATCCAATGGTTGTGAACCACTATTCGCAGTGTCTTATGAAAGAACCACGCATTCCTTAGAAAAGCAAGGTAAATACTTCAAAGTCTATGCTAAGTCAGTGGAAGACCTATTAAAGTACCATAGCATAAGCCAAGATGTTATTACTACAGAGGGTATCAAGTCACTCTTCCCGTTTGTCGTAGAATCCAATGACATCACTCCGCAAGACAGGGTTATAACCCAAGCAGTTCTTCAACAATACGTTGATAATGCTATATCTTCTACAGTCAATCTCAAGGAGTCAGCGACAGTTCAGGACATCTTTGATACCTACGTTCTCGCATGGGAATTAGGACTCAAAGGAATTACAGTGTTTAGAACAGGGTGTAAACGTGGCTCTATCTTAGGTGGCAAGGAAGCCCCTGTTATCCCTAAGCTAAACCACATCGTCCCACTGAAGCGAAAGACCATCGGCACAACCAGTGGAGTGACTATGGTGAAACACACAGCATGTGCAAAGAACATGTATATCACTGTGAACTCGCAAGACGGCAATGTCATCGAGGTTTTCACCAATACTAACCAAGGATGCTCTAGTAACATTGGAACCATTACGCGCATGGCATCATTGGCACTAAGATCAGGAGTCAAGGTAGACGAGGTAACCAAGGAATTACGGAGTAACACATGTTCAGCCTGCACTGTCTTAAAGTCCAAGGGTTCCAAAGGTATATCGATATCCTGTGGTGCTGCGATTGCCGAGACTATTGACGAGGTATACCTAAAGACTCCATCGGTAACAGAGTGTTACACAGAAGAATCCATAGAGTTTAACCCATGCCCATCCTGCGGAGAATTAACGATGCCCAAGAGTGCGAAGTGTCCAACGTGCTCATCCTGTGGTTTTTCAAACTGCGACTAAGGAGGTAACTAATGAACACTATATGGAATAACCCAGTAACCACTGCCATAACAGCATTCATCGTAGCCCTAGCAATCACTACAGTATACATCGTATCACTAGGAGGTAACCTATGAACTTCTATGAATTCGCCAGTGGGTCGCCGTTCCTCACGTTCTTCCTAGCACTCATAGTATGTGACTTAGTGGTCGGTGTAGCCCGTGCGGTATTCAGTAGGTAACATAGAATGTTTCACGTGAAACAATGAGTAACGGAGGTAAACCTATGAAGCAATGTTCAAACTGTGGATGGTCAAATGATCTATCGTATTACGAAGGTAAGCTAGGCTTATGCGGTAGTTGCATAAGTAAGTCAGAGGGAGACACCAAGTTTCCCCTCTGGAGACCCCAGTATAACAAGGTAGGTACAATGCCACCCACAGACCAGCAAGTGTCAATGGCATACTTCGCATTCCTAGACATCCTAGTAGCCAATGGAGTGGACATAGATGACTCGATGGAGTCCATATACTTCGCAGGGTTTCACACAGGATACATTAAGGGACAGGAGGTTGGATGATGAAGATAACTAAGGAAGGTCTAATATCATACCTAAGAGGCACTGCGACGGTCATTGACAGCAAAGTTAGTGTTTTGATGGACAATGAGGTAACCACAGCATCCCAAACTAAACTATTGAAGCTATGCATACAAGGAGACCTAATGGAGACATTGATTACTAAGATTAACAATAGATTCGAGGAGGTAGACAATGTTTAAAGACATGGAAGAAGCAAGGGAATTACTCCACACAGCCGTAGGTATAAACGACGGGTATACTAAGATGTTGCTACGGAAGGACTCCTTGATCTTAGAATTAGAGGCGACCATTGAAGCACTAAAGAGACGCGTGGAGGAACTTGAGAATGCCTATGAGATTCCACGAACTGCGGAGGTGTCACAATGAAATACCAAAATATGGACAGAGACTTAGCTATTGCCGATATTGACAAACGATTGGATGCGCTGGAAAACCCAGTGGACTACTATGCTGAATACCGAGACTTAGAAGATAGACATAGAATCCTCCGCAACACAATAAAGGAAGCATTAGTAGCACTGGAGCCTTGGTATTCCCATGGTCAAGCAGGGAGTCCTATGGATGCAGTAAATGCGTTGAAGAACATTGCAAAGGCGGTGAATTCATAGATGACAGCACCCACATTGCTGACTAAACTATCCATTGACTGGATTGATGTGAAGAACAAGTGTCGCATCACTGTAAACAAAGAGGATTCACTGAATCCTGTGACTCCTGAGTTCAAGCAAAGATTACTTCTTAGTGAACACAGCCCCATTAGACTCCTAAGAGTATCATGGAAATGGTCATTGAAGTCATGGATTGCAGTGCATTTCTCTCGTCATCACATTGGATGGGAAAAGTGGGTATCAACGCAACGCAATGACCGCACAGGGATAGACCGCGATACTTCCACGCAGGATACAATGGTCAATATGTCCATCGAAGCTAATGCACAGGCACTCATTAATGTATCAAAGGTCAGGCTATGTTACAACGCTCACACAGAAGCAAGGGAACACATGGAAGACCTAAAGAGAGCGTTGTATGGCACGGAACCAGAGCTTGCAGAGGTTATGCAGCCTAACTGTGTCTACCGCTGTGGGTGTCCTGAGTTTGCCCCATGTGGGTACTGGAGAGTATTCACTGCCAAACATAGTAACATCGACTTTACAGATATTACAGAGAGGTACAAGGCAGCTAATGAAGATTTCTTTGGAGGTAAACGATGAATAAAACCATAACAATCACTGGTATCCCTGCGGCAATCATTGTATTCTCCGCAGTCTATGGTGTACTAAGTTTTGCAAAGTGGGTGATACAATGACAGCATCTAAGTTCAGCCTAGGTGACACCATCCGCATAGCCACCAATGATAACTGCGGATTCCCCAAAGGTCACATTGGCACCATCACTGAAGTTTGCCCCACGCAGTACGAGGTTGACCATGGGTATTACTATGATGACCATGAACTCGAAGGTGTCCAACAACGCATTAGAGGATTCCTACGAGTCCAAGAGGACTCAGGAGTACCATTGCCAGTAAGGGCGACCCGTGGTAGTGCAGGATATGATATGGCAGTCACAGAGGATGTGGTACTGTCACCAGGTTCATCCATGGTTTACCCCACTGGCATTAATAGCTATATGGCAGACGATGAATACCTAGCAATCCATGTACGTTCTTCCATAGGTATCAAGCAGTGTGTAGTGCTGTCTAATGGTACTTCTATAATTGACAGTGATTTTTTTCCTAGGGAAATTATGATAGCACTAAGAAATCAAGGGACTAAACAATGCTTTATTGAAAAAGGCAGTAGGATTGCCCAAGGAATATTTAGCAAATATCTACTATGTGATAACGACAATGTAAATACTTTAAGAAGTGGAGGTATCGGGAGTAGTGGCAAATAATAAAAAAATAGTACGATGCTTAGTATGTGAAAAAGAGGAGTATGTTTGCCCAAGCAGATTAGCGTCATATAAAACATGTTCCAAAGAATGTTCCTCAACATACAGGATATTACAAAATCAACAAAATAGGCAACTTATAAAATGTGCAATATGCGATAAGATCCTTAAAATAGGCAATCAAAGGATATCTGATAGTAAAACAAAAGAATTCTGCTGTAGCTATGAATGCTCATCAATTCACCGCAAAACAACTATGGCTGGAACTAACAACCATCAATACGGATTAAAAGGATCAAACAACTCATCATTCAAAGGTGATACTAGAATAAATATACATGGATATGAATTAACCTATTCTCCAAACCATCCGTTTAGAGATTGTGATGACAAAGTTAGAACACATCGATTAGTCGCCGAGGAGTATTTGCTAACTAATGATAATTCCGTAGAAGTCAATAGAGTTAAATATCTAAATCCCAAACTTGAAGTTCATCATATTGACGAAGACAAGCTTAATAATAACTATAATAATCTTATAATACTAACTAAGTCAGAACATATGAGGTTACATGGCAAACAAAGGAATTTACAGAGAGGCGAAGATGGTCGTTATATTGCCCAAGGAATCTTCCAGAAGTACCTAGTTGCCGATGGAGACAATGTAACCACAGTTAGACGGGGTGGCATCGGTAGCACTAACTATGTCCAACGGTGACACAGCTTGTGTCCATAAGGAGGAATTCAATGCTAGAACTTAGTACCTACAGCTACTACATATTTCGCAATGCTGACCAATGGTTACGCATAGGATTCCACCAAGGCGAAACCTCAACTCACCTAGCATACATAGAGGAACGTGGTGTCGAAGCACTGTTCCTTGGTACTCTTAGACTCCCATTAAAGATTGACATTGACACTTTGACAGGCATTGGCTCAAAGAAGTACCTAGACACCACTGTAGTCACCTGTAAAGGCATCGGAATCATGATGACCAAGGCTGACAAGGGAAAACCCTTCCTAGTACTTCAGCAGGAATACTTTATGAATTCCAAGAGAAGTCAGGAGGAATACATAGAATGCAAAGGTTTATAAGCAAAATCGAGGATGAACTATGCACCCTACAGTCCATTATGGATGGTGACCCAACAATGAATGCCTGTGACATCTTGGAAGCAAGGGAGGATACAAGGAAGATTCTGAGACTTCTCAATGAAGTCTTAGTTTCCTCTAGATTAGATAGGAATGACCGAAGGATATTCTATATGTACGTCCTTGGGTACTCTGAGAATGCCATAGCAAGGAAGGTTGGCATGGGTCAACCTGGGATACACAAAAGGATTACCAAGTTACATTCTAAGATTATGCCATGTGGGAACATAAGAACCCTTAGTGACCTTTGGGAGATTCTGCAACACCCGCAGTCAACTAAGGAAGCCAGTGTACCCGAAGTTAAGCTCAATCTATTCTTTGACTCTGCGGTTAAATCATGGGACAAAAGCGGGTGGAATCATAGTCGATCTAGGGGAGAGAACAAAAGAAAACCAAAAGAGTACCTAAGTACCAAGCCAAAAGGAGATTACATATGGGAATCAAAGGCAGTCTGCAAGGTGCCAGAGTACTTCCATGAGTCCTTTGGAGACGATAGTACCCGATGTGGGTACTGTGGCATTCAGTGTTCCAGACGAAAGGTGAATTCCTATGACAAACCAAAGTGAAATCATAAATCAACTTAGAAATGAACTTCGAATTCAAAATGAATTTCTAAGATCAACTCAGAATGAACTTAGGTGGTACAAGGCACTCTATGAATCAAGGGGATATGCATTGATGGGAATACTAAAGGACACTAAGCATTTAACTTAGTGTCCTTTGTTCTACTTAAATGTAGCCAACAGGCTATCTATGTCTTCCACAGTGTTCAGGGGATTCTTAGAGCCATGCCATACACTCGAAGTATACCACCCAATATCCTCTGGCTTCATCTTATGATATTTTTCTAAGTATGCTCGGACACCCTCGTACATGTTGGGCACCTTGGATAGTCCCTTGACCGACTTTTTATCAACCGTGGTTGACCCGAAGTATACATAGCCGCCACTGGCAACTATAGCATCATGCTTGTTCCTAAGATGTCCTGCAATGTACTTGAAGTCCTCCATGCTGACTTTTACTACCTTAGTTCCAACCGTGACGGTGTACATTGGTACCTTGGTTTTGCCCTGCACTTCCTCAACCTTGCTAATGGATGCCGTTGTCATATTACAGATGTCCTCTGTGGTCATGCCTGCCTTGGCTAGAACCATGATGCCCTCGTATTTGTCCGTAGTATTCGCTGACATTAGTTTGGTAAGTACCTGTGTATCTCTCATTGTATTCCTCCTATACTTTGTTTGTTAGAGTATATCATAGTTGGTGGTAGTTGACAAGGTGGCTGGGAATTTCTTAGTTCCTGCCATGGGCTGTGCCGAGTGTCTCAATACGAGGTATTTCGCCATGAGTACTTTGATTATGCCCAAAGTTGGTCGAGGTTATACCTTTGTGGTGCACAAATTGTCCAGGGATTTTCAAAGTGCCTGCCATGGGATTTCCTCTGGGAATTGCGAAGGGTTTGCCATGGTATTCTGTGAATGACTATGAGTAACATTGGCTGTACAGGTAAACCACAGAATACCTTGTAGCCTACTAGCAATCCCACCACGCATACTTAGCAAGAAACATAGGTTACCCTATAGTCAGCACGGATAAAGCCACTGACAAGCCTGTGAGACACTTAGAATTCGATGATATGCCACCAGACGCTCTAGGAAGCCCGTGGTGCGTTTCTACGAATTGACGTAGGTTACCTATAAGGGTATCGAGGTAAAAGCCAGTGGTGGGACTGTGAGGGCGTGGTAATTCATTGAGCCTATAGATTATTCTTGAGTACGCGGTAAACTAGGTAAACAACCGTGAATATTATGATGCCGATGAATAATGAAGGGTAACTCAGCAAAACAAAGCCTAAAGCGATGGCTGTCAGGGCTACAGAGAAGAATCCTTTGCTCGGTTCAATGATTGCTATGAATGCCATGAGGATTGCGAAGACTATAACCATAGTTCCTCCTTGAATGCAAAATAGGGAACCGCTATGGGTTCCCTTTGTTATCGTCTGTTATCCCTAGTAAATAGTCCACAGATACATCAAAGTATTTTGCAATGGCTACTAGGGTTTCTATGGAAGGCAAATGTACACCTCTAGAAAATTGGCTAATTGATACTCTATTGACCCCCACGGCATTTGCCAAGGATTGCTTTGATATATTATGCTTATTTATTAATAAATTAAGTCTCTCAATAAATACATCTTTGTTGAACATAATATTCTCCTTGACAGTAAGATTATCTTTCGCTTATAATGTGAACAACGAAAGAAATACTTTCGAATTAAATAAAGGAAGTGCTTAGATATGACAGAGGTAATATTCCAAGGGTCGATCAAAGAAGTAGCAAGGAGAACTATGCAAGACAAGGCAGCCAATGAATTACTAAGATTCATTAAATCCACAGATACCTTTGCAGTCAATGGTTCAATGATGCAATTCACAGATAGTTACATTGTAGTCCATAGACTTGTCAATGGTTATAATTCCCTGTACATCTTAGGAAATGAGGTGAGTGTCAATGACTAACATTGTAAAGCAAGTTGAATTCATGGGAGATATTTTATTAGGTCTAAAGAACCCTGAGAATAACAAAGTGTATGTCGGAGTTGCGTGGGTATGCCAAGGTCTTGGATTCACTAAGAATCAAGCAGATACACAAACAAAGAAGATTCAAGCTGATCCAGTGCTTTCAAAGGGAGCGTCGAAAATCCCGCTCAATACTAATGGTATAGTTAACAATATCTTATTCTTAGAAATTACATATTTACCCTTATGGCTTGCTAAGATCAATGCCAACATAGTAAAACCTGAGATACAAAGCAAGCTCATAGAATATCAACTGAGAGCAAAAGATATCTTGGCAGAAGCATTTGTTCCACAGTTCACTTCCCAGTTTAACACAATCCCTCAGACATATCAAGAAGCACTTAGAGCCCTCGCTGATTCCCATGACACCATCGCAACTCAAAGACCTAAAGTTCATGCCTTCGACAATTTCATTGCTGCCAAGGGTAACCAAACGATCTCACAGGCAGCCAAGGCACTCGGTACTGGCAGGGACAGACTCTTCGCGTGGCTCAGGTGTCATGGCATTCTCATGTCAAACAATGAACCCTATCAGGTCTACGTTGACAAAGGGTACTTTGATGTAGTAGAAGGAGTTAACCGTGGATGGGTCAGAGGGAGGACATTGATCACTCCGAAGGGTATATCATGGGTTGACGCGATGATCAATCCTTTGGAAACAATGGAAGACTTTGACCGTATCATAGCTAGTTTCTAGGAATACTTTGGGACTTGGGTTTATACCTGAGTCCCTTTCTTTATGCCTAGAAGTATCTACCCAGGATGAATCCCACGATGACTCCTGAGCATGTCAATATGGTATATCTTAGGTGTTCTAAGTCCTTGTTGCTCATTGTTCATTGTTATTACCTCCAATTCTTTGTCCGACATAGGGTACAATGCATACCTTAGATTATACCCTATAACCACCAAAGAATACAAGGCCTTCACTCGCCTCCAAAGAAAATAAACAATGCAAAACCACAGATGATAAGATGCAACATCATACCCACACCTCCCTAGCGCGTCGTAGGACGTACTTTAGATCAAACACAGGGTAAGTACTGTGTTTACTACAGAGTTCCCTCACCAGTCCCTCAGCGTCCTTAGTCGGCAACGGCATTCCATGAGTCACTAAATAATTCCATAATAACATTGCAAATTCTCTGATAATCAACTGTTTCATACTTTGCCTCCTCTAATATTCTAAGACTATGCAGGGTCTCAAACGTGGGTAACCTGTGCTGAATCCTGTGTTTCAATTCCATGTTCATTCGTTGCGTTAGTTGGGCATTCGATAGTTTCACTTTGTTTATCCTCCAATTTTCTAAGGTACTTTTCCATTGTTGGGCAAGGGATACCGACGGACTTAGCGTTGGCTATACATCGTTTCAAATCGTTGATACTCATAGGATCGTCCTCCTTAATTCTAAGATTCCTTTGTCAACTAAGACCTTCTTTGCTGTTCTGCCGAAGCCAGCGGGTTGTCCTTCGATACGAGGTGGGAGTCCTTGCTCCTCTGCGCGGGCTACGGCATACTTTGACCATACCCAGATATAGCCTTGAGGTGCAATGGTGGTCATACGGACACCTCCTCCAGTTTGTCAATGACTGCTAGAAGTTGACCTACGACTTCCGTAGATAGGATATTGTTATCGATGATGCTCATTATTTACTTCGCCTCCTTAGTTTTGACATTAGAATTACAATGTGTTCTTTAAGTTTCATTGGCTGACCTCCAATGCTACAATGTATTTCGCTGGTATCTTCATTCTACCAAGGGAATCCGCTTCCCATCCGCAGAACGCATAGAATTTGCCTTGCTTTTCGTAGATTGTACCTCTGGAAATTCCGTGATACCCTTTAAGTGTTTTATGTGCATCAGTGATAATCGTTGGTTTGTATCCATTACTTACAAAGACATCCTGCGCTAATCCTTCGCACTTTACTGGGATAGTGACAATGTTTTCTTCAAAGTATTTTACTGCTTCATCTAAGGAACATCCATTGATTGAAATGTTTCTCAGTAAACCCTGGAATCCTCCGCTACCATAAAATGCTTCTTTTGCTAATTCTTTGTTTATCATTGTATTCACTGCCTTCCTTCTAATTTCTCGATGATAAGGAATAACTAGTTATGACTATTTATACCAACGTATTTTCATAGACTACACGTTGGTATACTCCAGGCTTCAGAGGTTACCGTGGACAAGGGTTGTGTCAAGGCTGGACGTAGTTAGTCCTTTAATTCTTCGCAGGACACTGCACGAGCCATATTATCGCCATCAATTCCGAAGTTGAACCATTTGCCTACATAGTATTTCCTAGCACCTTCCAAGGTAGCATTAATAGGTGTGGTTATGGTGTTGCCATCGGCGAACGTGACTTTCACTGTGATCATTCTGCGACCTCCTTAGTAGCTTCTTTGAGGTATCCTATAGTGTGGTCAATGTTTTGTTTCAGGACTTCGTAGTCCTTTCTGCGTAGCTTCTTTAGTTCTACCAGTGTCAATAGTTGAGCCTCTAAGTATTCTAAATTATCCATGGCAATTACAATGCGCGTAGTATCCATGTTATTTCCCTGCCTTTCTTAGTATAAATTCCATGTTATTCATAAGATTGTACATAGCATTCTTTTGCATAATTCTGCGAAGGTCATTGTATACGTTGATGACTGTGGATTCGTCTATGATTGGTTCATTGGATTGCAGGGTAGTAATAAGGTCTTCATAGGTTATGCCTTGGAAAATATCATCATGGATGGAAGGTTTGTCTTTGGTGTTCATAGTTATTTCACCGACCTTTCATAGTTCACTGGGATAACTACGACTCTAGGTTTATCCTTGAGTCTCTGTTCACTGGCATGGCATTTTATAGTAATACTTTGATCATCCATAGACGTTACACCGATGACAGAGTATTTATCTTTGCAGTGTTCACGGTAGGATAAGTCAATTACTTTGTATGCTGAGATTCGTGCCAATGTTCTAGCAGGGTTTACAACATGGTTATTCATAAGGTTATAGCCTTGACTGTCTGCGTGTACTCTGTAGCCTTCGAAGTCGTGTAGGACTTCCATGGAGTCGAAGGAACAATTTAGAGCTTTGTTTACCCATGCTACGATGTTTTCTTTTGTATAGTCGATGGATTTCATAGAGGTTTTATCATATCCTAGTCTTGATTTATTGCAATCATCGTTTTTACCATTAATGTCTGTAATTTCAAAGCAGAAGTCAATGAATAATACGATATCAAGGACTTCACCTGAGAATTTGCCATAGGATTTATATTGAGGTTTGCCATTTCCTTGTAATTCTAAGTAAATCATTTTGCCTTCATTGTTTACAAAGGCTGTCCGTATGCGACAATTGCTTACATTGGTTGCCTTGGAAGAGTCTGCGTCAGACCATCCTGCGCCTTCGAAGTATAATATGTTGTTATTCATAATTAACACCTGTCCTTCCCTATATATTCTACGGTACCCACTATGTTTCCGTTGATGTCTCTGATTATACCGAATGCATGGCACTCCTCGATATCATCTGCCATTTGTCGAAGTATCCTTGCAATTTCATAGTCCCTTTGGTCACCATCGAATGCGCTGTTACCTGTGTCAATCTTAATTTTAATCATAGTCCTTCTCCTTATGCCTGGGATTCTAACGACCTCCACAACACTACCCTTGCTACACTTTGTGTCACATTTGCCCATAGTTAACCCTTGACTACCATCCACACCTGCCAGCCTTTGAAGTCCTTTGCTTTGCCGTGGAATACTGCGTATTTAATCATAGTTTAACCTCCATACGACCACCTTTATATACCATAACCTTACCATAGGATTTGCAGCCTATTAAGATATAAACCTCGGGACATTTAGTTTCATTAGTGACATATACGCGCCCATGCTCTAATTGTCGTAACAAGTGTTTGCCATGTTTCATAGCTTCTAACTTTGTGTTATGCTCATGTATTTCTAAGTTTAATGCAATGTTTGACTTATGGTCTATGATTGTTTTATACATTGTTAACACTCCTTTATTCCTTATCATCCTTGACGATTAGTCTCATGTTCCATTTCGACACACTTTGTGTCCGTGTTGAACATAGTTGTACCATAGCCACCTGAGACACCTCCTGAGCCTTCCCTACGACGCTGGAGGAGCTAGGGTTTAATCTAAGAGTCTAACATATGATACATGCTCAGAGTCCCAAGGGTAATTCTCAGGATCTTTAGGTTCACCATCGATGTCTGTAATGCCCTCTGTATCAAAGAGGTACATAATTAAACATTTGCTTCCATTGGGTAATTTGGATTCCTGTTGCCATTCCTCGGCATAGCCATGGTTAGACGATCCTTCTAGGAGTCTAGAGGTAGGTTCTGCGTTGCCAATGGCACTTCCAAAGATAACCTCTGATTCTACTGTTTCCAAGGTTTTACCATGGCTGTATTGTTTTACATTTAATTCCATTGTTATTACCTCCTAATATTCTTCATCCCTAGCATACTATACAATTCACAGAATTTCAATGACCTCTACAGGACGCTAGGGAGTGCCTAGTGCCTGCCTCCTTGGGTGTGGCATAGTATCGCCTCCTAGTATTCGTTGGACTGTCTACGGACTACCTGCGCTCACCTCATGGATGACACCGCCTTTCTGAGTATTGTAGTTACTTCAGTGTTACCTCTTGACAATATCCAGGCATTGCAAGGTAGTACTCACCGCCGTTTATAGCTGTCCAGTGTTCAGCGATGCATTCTTCATCGTTATCCCATTGCTCCATTAGTGAACTATAATCATCTTCGAGTAATCCAGTATATCCCTTGTCCTTGCAATAGACTCCTAGCAATTCCAAGGCATCCTGTAGATTGCTGGCATATACTGTAAACTTATGTTCTCCATAGCTACCCAATGTGAGCAGGAAGGCATTGCTGCCTGTGTACTCCTTGTCATCGTGGTTGACAACTTCGGATGCAAGGACAAATTCGTCGTGCTCTTCTTCGATTACTTCCCAGGTTTTAGTTGTTACGCGATGTTCTACATCAGATTTTGAATAATTTACAAAGTCACCACCTTCCATAAATAATTTATATTTACCATTGATGATATTAACATCGTATGTAGTACCATTAAAATTCTTAATTTTCATTATGATACCTCCTTCTATTATTTAGATTCCTCGTTCTAACACTGACTTCTTAAAAACACACCATTTAATGGCAGGGTTTATTTCCTCAAATCCTTTCCTTGCATACTCTACGCTAGTCGCTGACATAAATTGCACATTCAATGTAGTTTGTGTTTTGTTTTCGTTGAGATTTCCGATGAATTCGTTTGAATCAAATCCAACGTACATTTCACGTTTTGCCATTGTAATTCCTCCTAGTATTCTTATTATCCTTCAGACCCTCCACCGACTACCGTTGCTCCTGCCAGGCATTCACAAGGAATAGTTGGTGTTGGTCTGTGAGTCCGTGCCGTGGACTAGACGAAGTGTTGCATGGATGATACTAGGTTAACATTGTAACCAGTGTATCATAGTTTCCTGCGACTCTTAGAATTAACTAAGAGTTTCGACTGCTAACTAAGCAAGTCATCGTCAGGCAGGGTTATTAGCTTTGATTACTTTAGATTTTAGATATGGTAGTGCATTGATATTCTTTGATGGTTTAACCATTGATATCACCTCGCTTTCGCCGTATGGCTCATATTCTATGATTAGCCTTGACTTGCATCAAGTTTCCAGTGTCGCCATCGTGGAGGCTCATAGTTGACACCGTGGGAGGGCGATGGTTACGCCCTTAGTTACTTAGCATTACATCGTCAGGCAGGGTTATTGTTCTTCTCCATATCTCACAGGATTTTTCCAGTTACAAGGTATATTCGATAATTCCATAGTTTTCAACTTTGCGATTCTATTTAATATCGCAGAACCTACATTCGATAGACTAAGTAGATAATCAAGCTCTTGCTGATTTTTAAAGGACTCTTGAGTTTCCCACATTGCATAATATTTGATTCCGTTACTATCTACACCAGTAGCACTATATCTAAAATAGCAATCATCGTTATGTTTAGTTGGAGTATTGAATGTTACAGTATGATAGTTTATTTCTAGTTTAATCATTGCTGTTCACCGATCCTTTGTTCTTTCTTATGTACTCATTATATCATATGCTAGTAACTGTGTCAATGGCTTATTCAAGTTTATTCTTAGATTGTTTAGATGATTGGGTGGGCAACTCTTTGACTTGATCTTAGTATATCATATACATTAATGTTGTGTCAAGGGTTTATCTAAGTTTATTTCACTGGTGGTCGTGGGTAGGACAGAGGAGTCATTGGTTAGCCGTGGCAATTGCAGCAGTTGACATATGGTGCTCGTTGCTACCTGTGGGTAAGACTGTGGATAACTGTTGTTACATTGTCAGACAATGATCTAGTTTAGATAACTAGGTCTAAGCATAGAATAAACTATGTAATATAATTTCACATACTATATACCATGCTTACAGGGACATAATTTGTCCCACATCGGACCGAAGTAAGCACCTCTGGCAACACTGGTAAACATTGACATAACCTCGCATATCCTTTGACACTTCATCAAACTAAAGGGTGGGTTATGATCACTGGGCTGCTCAAAGGTACTAACACCAGGCTCACCTTTGAGTCAACTCTAACTTCCGATAACCTTCTATTATCGGAAGTATAAATCAAGCATAGCAAGGGCTGACAGGACACACATAGTCAGCATAGGCTCACAATGCTTCGAGGTCACAGTGGGCTTCTGAGGCTGTCTAGTGAGGGTACGGTGATATTTCTATAACCAATCTGGGAGACCTTACGGGCAAATCGGCGGCTATTGCACTCGGCTAATCTGCGTCCCAAACCAATGAAATTCTCCGCATAATCTCCGTAATATCCTCCGCATGACGATGTTATACCTAGGTGATACTTGTTATATCTTAGATCATTATAAACTTCATATAACCCATAGAATACATAACGCCACAGGCAATAACTCAGATAAACAATAGGTGTTACATAGGGTACGGTGATAAATTAGGTATAAACCCTTGATATTACTGCGTTTAATAATGATTCATATAATATTTCATATGTTACAAAGTTTATCTACTATAACCCTTGACACAACTTTGTGCCTGTGGTATACTTTAGTCACGGCACAGGTTGAACTGTGGAATAACTATGAAGTAAGTGGACACAAAGAGTGTCAAGGAGGAGAACAATGCGCTTCTACGACAAAGTAATGCTAGCCCTTGCATCCAATGTCAGCAAAGCATCTATAACACTGCCGAGGGTAACACCAAGTATGCTTGGGTTTCTGATGGTGGTCAGTGTATTCGAGGTGGTCTGGGAATGGACGAAGGGATAGCTGTGAGTTCGTTGGACACAGGTTGTGTCAATGGAATACAGAGTGATTACCTAAAGTAATCGAAGGAGGAAACAATAATGTTCAATGACCGCAAAGTTGTATTCAAGGCTCTCGTAGGTAGTCACAATTACAATCTCAATGATGAATCCAGTGACAAAGACTGGAAATACTTCGTACTCCCAACATTCGATGATCTCTATGGTGGTACTAGATTTAGCGCATCTAAAGTAGGTACAGAGGAAGACTATGATGTCCACGATATCCGTAAACTCACTGACCTGCTCTGGAAAGCCAATGTTAATTTCTTGGAGGTACTGTATTCCAATGATGTCCAAGAATTCTGGAAGCTAACTGAGCAAGGTGTGCCTAGAAGATTAGCAGTGGGTTCCGCGCATATCCTTAGAGAGATCTTCGACATCCGTGACTCCATCGTAACAATGAATCTCCCATATTTATACTCTGCCTGCAAGGGAATGTTCCATGAGAAGATGAAGAGGATTCAAAGTCCAACATCGGGTACGCAGGAACTTATGGATAAGTATGGGTATGACACTAAGCAAGCATTGCATGCATGGAGAATCTTGGACTTCATTGTACGCTTCCATGAGTTTGATTGGGATTTCAAAACGGCTATGACATATAACGAAACCGAGCGTCAAAGAATGCTAATGATTAAGCATGGACACTTTGCCTTCGATGAGTTTAAAGCATTGGCATACGATGCGTACAATGACACATTCCTTGGACTCGAAGATATCTACAAATCCAAAGTACCTAACCTTGAAACCAAAGCTAAACTAGAGGACTTGGTGAAATCTATGGTTCACAGGAATCTATAGGATAACTATTCCTAACTTGGACACAGATTGTGTCACGAAGAAATACAAGGAGTGATTCAATGGGAGCAACAGTGGTAGACGATGAGACTGGTGAGGTCGTAGGGTACTATGAAAACTACGAATACGGTGATAGTCTTAGGGTCATCAAAGAAGCAAGCATAGATAAGCTGAAGAATTCCATAAAATGGCGTAGTGGAGATAGATTCATCAAAGTATTTTCAGCCAATCTCAAAGATATCGAAGGGAAACTGTCGGCAGGAGCATTGATGATAATGTTTAGTGTCATTCCATATGTCCAAAGGTATTCCAATCTACTTACAGACAGCGATGACACTGAGGTAAATAGAGATGCCATGATAAAACTCACTGGACTGTCAAAGAATGTCATCAATGAATACCTCAAAGAACTTATATCAAACAGAGTCCTAGCACAGGTATTATGTGGAAACTCTTACCAATACTATGCTAATCCATATTTATACTGTGATGGCAATGAAATTAACGCTACCTTAGAGAAAATGTTCAAGGCATATCCAAGCAGGTTGAAGAAAGAAGCTATAGATGAATCAATGTCAAACAAAAGAATCTACTGGGGTAATGACTGGGATTTCACAAAGCATTTCACAGAGATAAGACCTGCGTTACTCGGTGCATTGTCAAGTAAATCATCGAGTTTATTGGTGGCATTGTTTCCCTATGTATCTTACAACACCAATTTACTATGCAGGCGTGGAAGACCCAACGAGTTCCTAACCAACACTGACATTCAAAGCATCACTGGTTTTACCAAGAAGACCACAAGTAAGTACTTGGTTGAGCTTGTGGACTCCAAAGCATTGTCAAGAGAAAAATATGGCAAGCAATGGAAATATTTCATAAACCCAGAGATATGCATTAGAGGATCAAGGATTGACAAGTGTATTGTAGCTAAATTCTAAGTAATAGGTGCGTTTTCTGGGCATTAGGTGGCATACCTAGTACCCTAAAAAGTCACCTATGTTAAAACTCTGTAACCCTTGATATCATTGACTTAATGGGCATTTTAGGTATACCTCTGTCTTATCTCTATAATATAGTATAAATCATAGACAAGCCAAAGCTATCCATATATATCTTAGGCAACCATAGAATTATAAGTTAAACATTGAACACCTGTAAAGGACAACAATGCACAGCTTAGGAAACTATGGAGCGCTAAGATGCCAATGATGCACCTAACTATACAATGATATGTGTGAACGATATTTCTATGGAAGCGATAGCGAACATAGAGCGAAAGCAACGTCCCTCCTAAGCATCCATAGCTAACATAACGATCATAGACCACTCATTGAATCCTATGGGTAGTAGACATAGATGAACAATGCTGAGCTATGACACCTATGAACTCTATGATAACTTAGGTAGGAGTTACATTGTACCGACAATGCCTTCACACATCACTAAAGTGCTGGTTCAGGAATACGAATGTGTTAACCTTAGAACTATACATATCAATCATTGTAATTATGTACGACACCTAGACCCATAGCCAACATCGTCCCACTAAGGCATTCATAGAATCCACTGTACAGTGACACCTATGTAACCTTAGCCTGACCGATGATTGCTATGAATACAAAGGAGGAACAATATGTCACTTAGATACGCTTATGGATACAAAGACCAACTAAGCAAACTCTACATCTCCGCAATGAACCATCCAAAGTATAAATTCATGAACTGCAATGGGTACGTCAGCTTCAACATGGATATCAAGGAAGACACTTGGAATACCTTACAGTACGTCAGTGTCAATTCCAAAGATGAAGTCATTGGCTATATAGAAGCAAGCATAGATATTAAGGTGAACTCAGTGTCATCATTGTATGTCTTGAACTTCTATGACCAATCCCTCTGCTTCTCCAAAGACTTCTACGGCTTCTTAGACACATTGGTTCATAGGTACACCAAGGTCAATTTCTCTGTGGTCGTAGGCAACCCTGCGGAGACGATGTATGACAGGATCATCAAGAAGTACGGTGGACGCATCATAGGTATCAAGGAAGATCATGTGAATATTGATGGAACACTGCATGACTTTAAGATGTATGAGATTCTGAGGAAGAATCTAAGGGTACGATGGGAATGACCAGTGTAACACTTAGTACATCAATAAACTACTATGAACACACAAAGGAGAATAACAATGAGAAACCTAGCTGGATACGAAGGGACAACCTTTAGACACTTCGAAGGCAACCTCTATGAACTATTGTACATTGCAGAGCATACTGAAACTAATGAACAATATGTGGTCTACAAAGCACTCTATGGAATACGTAAGATACACATTAAACCCTATGATATGTTCAATGAAACCATCCCAGAAGGCAAAGAGAATCCTATGAATCAACTTCATCGCTATGAATCTGTAGGGTAACACTTAGTCCACCACTGACCGACCATCGTCCCACCACAGTCCACCAATGTTACCCAGTACGGTGACAACTATGGTAAATACAAGGAGGAAGAACAATGTTAATTTATGGAGTCTGGTGTAATCCTACATCATTCAGAGAGGAACCAATGCTTATTAGGTACTTTGCAACAAAGGAAGACGCAGAATTATACTCCGATATTGCCAATGAAGACAGTGACTACTGCGACTACATCCATAGTGTCAAAGAAATAAACGTAGAATAAACCAAGGAGGTAATCATATGAAAATTCAACGCAACATTGAATCAATCTATGCAGCCATTGAATACATTAAGCTAACCTGTGAGCACACCAATGCAACCTATGTGTCAAAGTATTTCAGTGACTCTGAGGTTTGGTACTGTGGAGACTGTGATAGTAGGTTCACTAAGGAGGCTGAGGAGTTATGATTGCATTAAATACCACTGTTAGCTCTAAACCCTTTGTAACCTGCTATAGATGCCATGGATTCAATAGCTTTACCTTAGACAAACCAATGAAAGTCCTGGAAATACTCACTACCTACCATAGTGGCTGGGCAGTAACAGAGGATGGCTATGTCTGCCCAAGTTGCCAAGGTACCATAGTTCATCTTAAAGATCCGAGGTGGATGTCTTTGAAATACGGAGATATTGTGGTCATTGATGGTGTTAAGTATACTGTAGAGATAGTGTTAGGTACCATGTTTCGCATAACAGCCATAGGCATCACTAGAAACTACGATGAGGACTCAGTGGTGGACTATGATATGTCTGGGCTGTTTGACGAGGAATTACAAATGTTAGACATAGCACTATCCTATAAACCTTAGATACCATGACCTCCTACGCACCCACAGTGACCTACAATGTACCAACATAGGCAACACTATGGACACTACGCATTAAAGTCCACCACGGGCATCCTACGCAGTCTCAGGCACATTCTAGGAGGTAAACTATGCTGATTAAATATTACTATGTAATTATGGGTGATCCAAGGATAATTCCTGTACCAACATTGGACGAACTTAGTGTGCCGTGGAATAACGGCGGACATACTATTATGTAACTAAGTTTAACCAAGGAGGTACAATGGCAAACCCACCGAGAAACACAAAGGAAAACTGTAAGACACTTGGGGGCAACACCTCCAAGGTTGCAATAATGGGGCTAGAGTCCACCATAAGAGCCATGAAGAAGCGCAGTACACGATATGGGGACATGGCAATAGCTGATGATCTGAACAAGGGTATACTTAAGGACTCTGACGAGAAAATCAATGCTATGGACATATGGCGTTGGTGGAATAAACACAAGGATGACGATGATCCCTCAGAAGACCGAGTGAACATCTACGGTTCATACTTGTCTTCCCTTAAGTCCATCACTAGACAAACAGAGATGATCGAGATGTACTTGGATAACCTCAACTCCTCTGTATCCAATGTAGACGAAGTTATCAAAGTGTCCAAAGTTGTCAATGATATGACTGCGACGTTCAATCAGCTCACCATGAGGAAGTCTGCGTTGACAGGGATTATTGCCGACATCCAAGCGAAGATATACACATACCAGAATTTCACTGAAGTCCTAGGACGCTTTGAAGCCGAGATGAAAGCCAAGGACGAACTATGGTGCATCCAAGTCATCCGAAGAATCAGTGAAGACCCAATGCTTGCCGAGGTGCTAAGGAAGATTAAGGATAGTAAAGGAGATTAACATATGACAAACTTAGTAGCCAATGAGATCATGGAATTATCTGACATGAACGATGAACTAATGAACATCAATGCCGCGCTGAGAGACAAGCTAGAGTCAACTACGAGTGACCTTGTGGTGACACTGGAAAAGCTGGTGGAGTTGCAGGGTAGATTCATCGACTTTAATGAACCCTTAGAAGTCTGTGAGTGCCCGAGGTGTTGTCAATAGAATATAAAGGACTTGCTATGGACGACAAGGGAGGCGCGTTATCAAAGAGTACTTAGTTTAACACTAGATTAGCAGAGATGAATGCCTGCACCTCAGCCGAGGGTTAAACGTCGGCAACATAAAATTTCATAAGTAAACTAAAGTAGACCTCCGATTGTCGTTGTGACGCGGAGGTCTACTTTGCTATGCCTATGAGCAGAAGGATTTGCAGGTTAAGCCCTGCCACCTTATGAGATGGAGTGATGATAGCCAGGGTGATCTCCTGGCACTCCACCATCAATATTTAAGGAGTGATCTGTATTAACAATGTATTAACAGTGGTTGAACAAAGAGAAATTCTAGGTAAAGACTTTTGTATTTATGGTGACATTGAGAATCCCAAATTTCTCGCTAAGGATGTCGCTGACTGGATTGACTATAGTGCATCTAATGTATCAAAGCTAATGGATGTCGTTGATGACGATGAAAAGCTCCTCGTACCAATGTTACGAGCAGGTCAAAACAGAGATACATGGTTTGTAACCGAAGATGGACTCTATGAAATACTAATGATGTCTCGCAAACCTATTGCTAAGACATTCAAGAAGAAAGTCAAGGAAATCTTAAAGACCATTAGAACAACTGGACACTATGAAACTCCTGAGTATAAACTGCTACAATCAATGAATGCAAAGTTAGAACTACAGGATCAACGCATTGAAGCATTATCATCGGTAATATCTGATAGTATTTGGAGTGAGCCTGTGACTAACCCAAGATATGACTTTGAATTATACAATGGTTGGTACAAAGACACAACAAAGGATGCATCACACAGAGGACTCTTTGAAGCCATAGGTGATTACTTTGGAATCTATGTTCCATACAGCGGTGAAGTTAAGCCTATTACATTGACTCAATGGCTTATTGATAGAGTAACCTTAGATGAAATCAAGAGATTTGTCATTGGAATCAAGAAGAAATACATAGTAAAGAACGAGTTAAATCATTGGATAAACTTAAATGGTTTTGGGTCAAACAACGTTGAATTCAAGAAGGTACTAAAATACTTCGATGAATCCTGCGCTTACTGCGATGACAGTAATTCGGTGTTAATTCCTGAGCATATCATTGGACAGAACCAAATGGCATCCAGTGATCCAACCAAAGTTGACCTTGTGGGAAACATTGTATGTTCCTGTGGTGAGTGCAATGCAAGCAAAGGAACTCAAGAGATGGAGCAATGGTATCGCAGACAAGCCTTTTATAATCCATCCAATCTAAAGAAGATTCAAAGACACATCTACAAATACGAAGTTTAACCCCACGACAAACAAAGCTACCTGCGTTCACCACAGCCACCCACATAACTATAGCACAGTCCTTCACGGAAGTCAATGAATGTTTAGAGCCACTGAGTCCGCCCAAGGATTCGGTGGCTTCATAATGTGCATTGGGTATCTAGGCAGTGCATCCTATCTAATTACTTCTCCTTATATTGAAGTAGCCTAATGAGATGTTTGATTACAAATCAAGACATACATGTTCGAATCACGTACTTATCTCCAATATTAACAGACAGTGGAGTAATTAACCACTGTGCCATAGACCTATGACCGATCCCATAGGTCTATTTGTTATTCACGGGATCGAAATAAACGAAAGGATCGATACAAATATGAAAGGTAAAAAGCTAACAATAGAATTTGTGGAAAAGATATTCAAGTCCGTAGGATTGCAGTTACTAGAAACAAAATATATTAATAGTTCTACTAAAATGAAAGCATTATGCTCTAAACATGGTGAAATAATGCATAGATATGACAGAGCACGTATTGGTAAAGGATGCCCTAAGTGTGGACGTGATATATCTACCGAAAAACATAAACTAACACTTGATTATGTAAGAGGATTATTTGAAACTAAAGGATATGACCTTTTAGAAACAGAGTATATAAATAATACAGTTAAAATGGAGTTTATGTGTAGAAAACATAATAAAAAAGGATCAGTAAATGTTGCTGGCTTAAATAAATCAATACATAATTGCAAGTATTGTGTTATCGATTTACAGACTGGAGATAAAAGTCATCTATGGAGAGGAGGAGTTACTTCCCTAACTAGGTATCTTAGACCTCACTTATCTTTCTGGGTACAACAGCAATTCAAACGCACAAATTATCGATGCGAATTAACTAATAAACAAGGCACTCTTAATGTTCATCATATGTTTAGCTTTAAGAAAATCCTAGATATTACTATGAATGAACTTAATATGGATACTAGGGAAACCATAGGTGATTACACAGAATACGAATTACAACTAATCACTGTCAATCTTATAAAGAACAATGATATCTTAGCTAACCCGAAGGTTTTACTAGAGTCAGTACACCAAGAGTTCCATAGTTTTTGCGGAGGGAATCATAGCGAAACCTCTCAGGAACAATGGAACTCTTTTGTTTTGCAACGAAATAAAGGTGAATTAAGCTAATGGGTATCATGGACGAACTTCTGGGCAACATTGATGCCCAAGGAACCCTCAGCGAAGAACAAAGGCAGTCCGATGTTGAGCGATGTCGATATTCATTGGTCGAGTTTGTAAAAACATATTTAAGTGATTCTGGAGACGAATTAGATGAATTATGTTCCTTTCATTATGATTTAGCATCAAGACTGGAATCAGTAGCCCTCAGTAAAAACAAAAGTACAGAGTCATGCATAATGTCCCCACGAGGACACGGAAAATCATTTTGGACATCCTATGCGTTCATCCTCTGGTGCATTGCTTACCAACATACAAAGAATATCTTATTAGTTACTAATGAAACATCACTGGGTCGTCAGTTTATCATTGACATACGACAATTTATTGAGGACTCAGATAAATTCATTGAGGACTTTGGTGATCTTACTGGAGATGTGATATGGACTAGCGAACGCCTAGCGTGCTCCAACGGAATCTGCGTGTCAACTAAAGGCTCTGGGGCATCTCTTCGTGGCTGTAAAATGTTTGGCGTAAGACCAACTGCGATAATATGCGATGATCTGCTCAGTTTGGAAAACTCTGGAAATACTGAGCAGAGAGCAAAGTTATATTCGTGGTATACCAAAGTCTTAATAAAGTGTGCATCCAAGTTTTGCAACACATTTATTATAGGAACACCGCAGAATGACTCAGATTTGCTCTCAATGATGTTTACTGCAGAACAATTCAGTGATTATTACACCAAGAAATACCAAGCGATCATTAGTTATTCCGACAGTGATCTTTGGGATACGTGGTCAACTCTAAGAAATGACCTAAGCAATCCCAATAGAACTAAGAATGCTGATGATTTTTATTTCGCCAATAAATCAGAAATGCTTGAAGGAACTAAGGTACTTTGGGATAGATACGATGACACATACTTAGTTCTTATGAAGGAAAAGCAAAAGTTGGGCAGTGAAGCATGGTCGGCAGAGATGATGTGTGAGGCATTAGATGAATCAACAAGGGAGTTCCAAGAATCATGGATTGAAAAGTGTTACTACGAACTAGAAGATCTGCCTGAGATAATCGCTGTACATATTGGCGTGGACGCAAGCGCAACCGCAAATCGTACATCGGATGATGCTGCAATAGTTTGCGTCGGGGTTGGTAGCGACAATTTCTTATATGTACTCGACGTATTCTCTAAGAAAATCAATGTTGATGGATTAGCAGACCAAATGCTTATCTTTGGTGTCCAATATTACTCTAAGATAAGCAAAATAAATATTGAAGATGTAGTATTCCAAATTCTAGTAAAAGACATTATGGAACGTAAGGCTTTGGATTCTGGATTATACCTACCATTCACTGGTGTAAAAGTAAGAACTCAAGGAAATAAGCAGGTTAAGCTAAGAAGTCTATGTGTTCCTATACGCAATGGATACATTAAGATTCGCAAAGATCAACGCAAGTTACTCGAAGAAATGCGAAGGTTCCCAGTTTCAAAGTCGGATAATTGTTTGGATGCACTTTGGATAGCAACCTATGGTCTTATCGGTGGTGGCACATCCAACTTTGGCTTCTCCTCAATCAACACTGATTACTCCAAGTCTAACAAAGCTTCATCATGGGAACCCAAGTGGCTCCAAGCATTAAAACAGAGGAGGTGATCCTACGAAATTCATAGATAATCTAAAGCTATATGCAGCGAAGAAACTTAGTGTTCCAGGGTTTACACTGATCCCTAATATGTTTTACAACTGGTTCCAAGGAACTAAGAATAACACATATAATGCAGTACTTCCCAAAGATCCATCATATGTTCAACTTAGGAACTTTGCTCGTAATGCAATTCTCCGAATACCGATGGAGCATGTAGAAGATACCATTTCAAGGCTTGACATAGTAATAACTAATGTTGACCCACTGGACAAGCGTAAGTACATCAAGCAGCGACAACAGATTAACAAAGTCATCCGCAATCCTAACTCTGTACAGTCGTGGGTTCCCTTTGTGAAGATGCAGTTAGAAGATTGTATGACCATTGGAGCCTCTGCGTTTCAAAAATGTCTAGGCGGAGCGAATGGATTATACCTATATCCTACCGATTCATCAACACTGCAATTCGTAGTCCCCTATGATTATGCCAATGAAGACTCTGCAAGATACATGCAGTTGCAACCACAGGGCATGAAGTACTATAGCATTAAGGAAGTCGCATATTTACAGAAGAATTACTTCTCCGACAGACCTGAGTCCCTAAGCCCAATTAGAGCTGCTTATGATTACATCGTCTATGCACTGAATGCTCATGAACGTGCCGACCAAGTGGCATCCAACGCTACCGCAGACTTCTTGATTAACCTTGGAGAGTCTATAACGCCAACGCAAAGGGATGAATTCAGGAAGTACTTTGAAGAGGACATACAATCCACTGGAGTAATCCCAATCACCTCTGGTTCTAAAGATGTGTCTGCAGTCCAAATTAGGGCATTAAATAAGGACTCACTCGCACAGGACTATATGGAATTCCTGCGAGTGATCATAGGACTAGCCTTTAAATATCCACATCAGCGCATGGGAATCATTCGAAGTGGCGATAGGTCAACGGAAACAGAGATTGACAATCAAATCCTAGAGAACTGTGTTAAACCATGGGCAAATGTCATTGAAGACGCATTGAATCAGCATATCGTGGCACCACTAGGGTACGATGGAATACTCAAAGTATCATTTGTTTACAATGAAACTGAAGCACAACGCACAGCGAAGTCTCTACGCATCACTAATGAATACACCATTGGGATACTGACTCAGAATCAGGCTTTGGACGCTCTTAGCTATCCACAGTCAACCAATGAGTACGCAGACCTCACTATCATCGAAGCAAAAGCTAAGATGAATGTGGATTACAACCCAAATCCACAAAGTAGTGGTGGAGGATCTGATGGAACACAAGGAACACCAAAGGACAACGGTGATGCAATCTCGGAAGGCGGTGGTTAAATCACTAGTCGTCCATAATAACAAAGGAGGTAAACAATGTCATACGAAAGCAAAGTCTTAGGGTTTCTACAGACAGGTTATGAACTAACTACATCATCTGATGAAAAAATCACAGTAGCAAAGTCGCTTAGGGTACTAAGGATTAACACAAAAGTCATCGGTAAATTCTTAGTAGGTGACTCAGTATTTCAAAAGAGAATGTTTGATGCAACAGTACTCTCAGGAATCACACTGGCGACAACCTCAGCATCTACAACATCAGTCGTTGAATCCTACGCGACATCAACGTTCATCAAAGGAGCATCGTCATCCAACTATGCCATTGACACTACAGGGAAGATTTTAAGTGTCACAGCATCCACAGGAACAGCGGTGATTACATCCAATTCTTATACTGTGGCACAGGCGACAGATAATTACCTAGTTGTCAAGGTAGGCACAATAACTCCTGGAAATGGCAGTGTAAAACTAGAGGTATCATTAGATGCAGGGTTAACATTCCAGCAAGTCTACGCAAACCAAGGGGTATTCATTGGCACACTGACTGACACTGGAAACTTCGTGTTTAGGGTAACCTTAGTTGGTAATGCCGTAATTAGCGGTGGCATCGGGTTCGTGTGTCGATAATGGATAAACTGCAGATATTAACAATGGTTAAACTGGAGTCCTCCGCAGACACTCATCCGAACAAGCAACCATTCAAAGGTATTTTAACTAAGGTTGGCTCTGCGTCCACCAAAGCACCCATAGGTAGCAATGGAAAAATCGTAGTGCTCTCAGCGGAAGGCGCGGTCACAGCCGTAGATACACTCAAAGGGATGCCACTAAATGTCATATGGGATAATCCGAAGGGTAAATTCACAGGACATGACCAAGAGACAGTCATAGGAATCATCGCAGAGTCATGGATACAAGAGAATGATCTATGGGTCGAGGGTTACTTATTCCCTCAGAATTACCCTGTCATCTGTGCATCGATAAGGCAAGACAAGGAAGACCTTGGATTTTCTTATGAGTTACTAGCGTCTTCCCACGAAACCAAGGGCAACACAATGCTCATCAATGAATTCACGTTCATCGGTGCTTGCATATGTTTCAAAGATTCCGCAGCATACGGTGCTGACACACAGCTTATCGCAGCTACATTAAATACAAAGGATGGTAATGAAAACATGGACAAAGAAGTATTCCAAGGGTTAATCGACGCAATGTTAAATTCAATCGATAGCAAAATCGCAGAGGTAAAAGCGTCCGTAGACTTAGCGGTAGCAGCTATGGAAGTTAAGGTAGAAGCATCAGCAGGCGAAGTTGCTAAGGTTAACGCACAAGTCGAAGAATTAGCTGTGGCACTCGCAGAAACCAAAGATGTTATCAAGGCTTCCGTAGCAGTCGTTGAACCAGAGGTTGTTACAGTGGTAGCATCGGCAATTCCAGTTCCCACAGTGCTTGCCCAAGGTCAAACAGTAGTTCCTGCAGGCGACATCGGTGGTGTAGAGAAAACCAAGAAGCAGAAGATTGCAGAAATCTATGCAGGAGATGGCACAATACAAGAGAAAATGCGGAAAGTCGTAAAGATCAACGCTGGCATCGCAGAATAATTACATAGATAGTTCATGGGCATCTTCGGGTGCTCTTTTATTATGCCCAAATTTAACAACGAAAAGGATGGTAAATAACATATGAGTAATGGACAAAGAATTCTCGCAGGTGGCGCAGTAGTTCAACAAAATGGTGGTCAAGTATTCGCAAGTGCTCCAGGAGTCAATGTAAACAATGGTCATGCGTTAATTATGGATGGCTATGAGCCAGTGTTGTACGATAATATGCTTCGTGATTTCCCTATCGGATTAACACTTAATGAAATTGAAGCAGCGGGCCCTGTTCACATGTGGAATGAACAAAAGAAAATCCCTAATAATACTGCTGCAATGGATCCCAAATTAGGCATTGGTACAACTTCGGCTAACTATGGCTCTCTAATTACTGACACAGATTATGGTCGGGATAACTGGCTATCCGCAGTACCTCGCCTATACGGTTCACGAATTCAGTATGACTATTTTACATTGAAATCTGAGCAACGCTATGGTACGTTTACCGATCTGACGATTAAAGACTATAATGATATGATTTCTATGTTCACAAAGACTAAAGCCAATGATTTTTTCAATGGTCGTTCCACTGGACTTGCTGATACTTCCTCGACTTATAAGTTTGAAACTACAGGTATTTTAAATCAAATCACTGATGTTTCTGCGATTGCCAGCGGCACATATATGGTAAATGCATTGCAAACTAAGATTGCATCATTGCAAAGTCGCTTAGATTACACTGGAATGCCTGACATCTTATGTATGAACGCAGCCACTTTTGATCTACTTACACAAGAGGAGCAAGCAAGATCTACATATGTCCAAAGTATCACCTCTGAGATTATCCCTGGGTGGAGCGTTCCTGCGATTAACTCATATATTGGCAAACTACCAATTATGATCACACCATTTATTAAACCAGTAACTAACGGAGATGCCACAGTAACTCACTCGATAGTGGCTTTAAATCGTAGCTACATCGATAAAGTTTGGTGGTTCAATAGCCAACCTCAGTTCTTCGAATTTGCAAATCCTAATCAGCCATTAGGTAATACCGCATTACTCACTGATAAGCAAATGCTTGAATTCTCCACTAATATTCTTCGTTTCCCACAAACTGGGATGCATTTTATCATGACTAAAACAGTCTAAGGTTACTGAGGACATTTGTCCTCTCCTTAGTTTCTACAAGCAATCGCTTGACACAACATGTGTCCGTGTGGTATACTTAGAATAACAACAGAAACTAAGGAGAGGACAAAATGAAGAAATTAACCTATGAAGAAGTAAGTAAATGTTATACCGATCATAACTACACCTTGCTAGACATAGAATATACAAACAATAGAACATTAATGAAGTGTCAATGCAATATCTGTGGACACATAAATATGGTTAAGTATAATACAGTGCAACAAGGGTGCGAATGCCCAAAGTGTGCTATAGTAAGCAATACTAATAATAAAAGACATTCCATCGATTTCATAAGAGGAGAATTTGCTAATAAAGGGTACGACTTAATATCAGAAATATACACCAATGCAAACACTAAACTTGATTACCTATGTACACATTGTAATACAGAGCAATCTATAAGATACAATGATCTGCAACGGGGTCATGGGTGTATGAAGTGTGGTAGCTTAAATGCTGGAGAAAAGATGGCGTTCTCTATCGAAGATGTAACAAGGTCATTCGCAGATAAAGGATACACATTATTAGAGACAATATACAAATCTGCCACAACTCCTATGCGATATGTATGTAATACTCATGGAGAACAAACAATAACTTACAGAAGTATTCTTGATGGTCATGGGTGTTCTGCGTGTTTCTATGAAAGCAACCGTGGTGAGGGAAATCCTAGGTGGCTTGGTGGACTCAAGGAACTTAGGGATTATTTAAGGTCAAATACCACAGAGTGGAAGAAGAAATCTATGGAATATGCTAGATATCAATGTGAGTTAACAGGTATCAATAGCAGAGATATGCAAGTCCATCATAGGTACCCATTTAGCAATATTGTATACAATACAATGAAGCAACTAAATTTACCAACATACCAAACCATAGGTGAATACACAGATGATGAACTTAGTATATTGACAAAGACATTTATTGCAAATCACGATAGCTATGGTTATGGGTCTGTATTATCACGTAGTATTCATATGTTATTCCATCAGTTATATGGAAATATTAACAATACTCCTGAGCAATTCCAAGAATTTACTCATCGTTACAACCAAGGAGAATTCCAAGCACTTCTAACCGCATAACTAAGCAACTCACAGGACATCTACGGATGTCCTTTTGTTATACCTAAATTTAAGGAGGTAATACAATGGCAACTAAGAAAAAAGTAGTAGAAACAGTAACACCCGAAGGCATCGTAGATACCGAGGTAGACGTAGAAATCAATGATGAAACTGGGGAAGAAATCACAGTTACAGTGGAACTCGTTGAAGTCCAACTTGCCGAGGCATACCAAAGAATCAACTCTGTAATCTCTAAAGGTATCATTAATTTTGTCGATGGTAAAGCTACGGTTTCCCAAGCAGTCGCAGATGACCTTAGAACACAAGGTTTTATACAATGATTCCCTATCTCACTATTGATGAAGTTACGACATACTGCAATTCACCAGGTCTAACCGCAGACGATATTAATGAGGCATCAGTAATCATCGACAGTTACATAGGTCGTAGCTTTGGCTCTACGGAACATACTGAATCCGTGAAACTATCTAAGAAAAACACTGGTTACGGCAAGGCACTCAAAGGCAAACTTCGTCACTTCCCACGCATCGAAGTTACCGAAGTATCCGCAATGGTTCCTTCGTACTTCGGAGGACTCCAACAGACAACCTATGATCCTACATGTCTTTGGTTTGACGATGATGAATTTGAGTATTTCATGTTTATGTCGCAAACCACTGGTGGCATGGGGCTAACCACTGTCAATCCTGCAATCTTTAGTTCTCCTGCTCCTTCTGTAGTAACCGTAAAATATACAACGGGATTCTCTGTAATTCCAGAAGCTATCAAGAGAGCCTGTGGACAAATCATGGATGCTATTAAGGCAAACGGTGGAACAACGGTGTGGAAAAGTCGCCAAGATTTTGATATGACAATATTATTATCAGATAAAGAAGACTCAATAGTAAGTAACGGGATAATTAAGCTATTGAATTCTGTGAGGTGTTATTAATGCAGTTATCTACAATGTTTATAAACTCACTAGGAGGGTAGCAAATGAGCAAGAGATTAAGCTATGATTTTATCAAAGAAGAGTTCAAGAAACATGGGTACGAACTACTAGACACGGAATACAAAAATAACAGTATTCCAATGGAGTTTCATTGTACGCATTGTGGAAAAGACAAAAAGATAACATATGCGAGTTTACAACAGGGGTGTGAGTGTACATACTGTTCTGGTAATTTTACTTTTGATGAAGTTAAAGAGTACGTAAAAGACCAGGGTTGTGAGTTTTTAAGCACATCATACTCAAGATCAATTTATAGATATAAATTTAGATGTTCTTGCGGAGATGAGTTTGAGACTGCATTTGATACGTTTAGGAGATTAGGCAAGGTAAAATGCAACAAATGTAATGCTAGTATATCTAAAGGAGAACAAGCTGTACAACAATGGCTAGATATCAACGAGATACCATATGCCACACAATATACATTCAACGACTTAAAGCATAGGAATAAACTTAGGTTTGATTTTTGCATTTTCGATTCCAATAGTAAAACTATAAAGTTAATACTAGAATTTAATGGAATGCAACATTATAAACCAAGAGAATTCTTTGGTGGCATAGAATCATTTAAAACCCTAAAGATATGCGACGGACTCAAAGAAGACTATTGTAAATTTCATAATATCCCACTGCTCATCGTTAAATACGATGAGTTTTCTTTATTGGACGTGATATTGTCCAAGCATATCTTGGAGGTGGCGTAATATGCCTAGCGTCTTTGGATATTACAGAGACAGAGCTGAGGAGTACTTGGTACCGTCGAAAACTAATGAACTCATTGTAGCCACTCGTAATCGCAGAGGGTCTTCGGTAACTGCGATGAACAATGACCGCGCAGGGTTAATGCAGGATAATACATTGTTCTCCAATGGCGATCTATGCACCAATGTAACCTCTGGCGATACTTACTTCATCACAGCACAACAGAGTTCTACCAACGCTACTAGTTGTATGCTGAAGAAAACCAATACTACCATAGACATCGTGAGGGTCACCAAGCATTATACTGGTGCAAACCAAGATTACCTCTATGAAGTACCATTATTTTCATCGGTAACTGCGTTCTACGAAGATGTCTCTGGGAAGATGCAGCAGTACGACAGTGGACTACTTAGCACATCAACACGTAGATTTTTGACACCATTGTTAAACTACAAACTCCTTGATAGGGTTAAATTTAACAATGAACCTATGCAAATCGACGGCATAAACACTAGTTCATATCCAGGATTAATGTGGATACAGTGCCGTCCAGATACAAGAGTAACAAAGTAAAGGAGGAAACATATGTCAACACAAGCAGAAATCGATGCAGCATCAAAGAGAAACATGGCATCTATGAAATCGCTAAATAGTATTGTTGTCACTGGTGGATCAGGTGGTTCCACTGTAGACCGTGAGTTCATAGCAACACAATGGAAATGCACCACAGCAGCCACAGGAATCGCCATCGGTGACCTCATCACGCAAGCCGATGAGTACGATGTAACCACGAATCCATCGACATACCTCAGCACCACGTTCCGCAATGTAACTCAAGGGACAATCCTTGCATCTGCACCGTTGGTGGCGAATTTAACATTAGTCAGCGGATCAACTACGGCAACCCTAGCAGCAGGGTCAGCGGTGGTTGGTAAGGTATCCCTGCAAACCAATGCATCTGATGTCGGATCTTCGAATGCATTGGCAACCTATGTTCCAGACACGACCGCCAATGGTAACATCACTATCATAAACTCCATTGGTACAGGCGTAGGAACTACAGGGTCATACATCGGGTTCACTGGGCTTAATGGAGTTGGCGATTGTACATTCCAAGTCACAGGGACATACACTGGCGCATTGACTCCGCAGGTGACTATGGACGGAACCAATTGGGTATCACTTGGAAGCACTGGACTACTCAATGTAACTACAGGTGCATATAGTGCCACAGTAGCATCAGCGGCAGTCGGAGTATACCAGGTAGACATTAGTGGCTTTAAGAATTTCCGTTTGGTTGCCTTGGCAGCAGTCACAGGGACAGCAGTGATTACAATGTCCACATCGCAAAGCACAGGAATGATAGCGCTAGATAACCCTATTCCAACAGGGGCAAACACCATCGGAGCTGTGAATATCAACACTGGAACCAACAGCATCGGCGTAGTCTCCCTAGCGACACCTACACTAGCAACGTTAACCTCAGCAGCAACTACGAATGCAACGTGCGCCAAGGCATCCGCAGGGACGTTGTACACCATCACCTATGATAATGTCACAGCAACTATTCGCTACCTGAAGCTGTACAATCTTGCCGTAGCTCCTACAGTGGGCACCTCAGTTCCCATCCTTACGATTCCATTGCCTGTCACAAGTGGTCAATGCATAGACTTAGGATCATTGGGTCTGAGG